GAGAATGCCTTGTAAGAACTTCTGCACCTTTTCCCAGGTAACTGTACCTTTTGCGATGTCATCGTTTATCTTTGAGATGAAGTGCTTGCTTCCCTCTGTCGCAACCTGATTCTTAACCTGTGTAGTTGTCAAGCCTGCACCAGTTCCGCCATTTCCGCTTTGAAGCGACGAAATCTGCTGCTGAATCTTTTGGATAGTTCCAACCTCCTTATCCTCGCGGAGAGTTATGTCGTAGGTAGGAATCTTGCCATCTTCTTCCTTGATCGTGAGCTGGTCGATAGAGATGATTCCTTCGATATTGAGGTCTGTATCATTGAAGTTCATCAGGTCGCCGGCCTTAAGCGTATCGTGGAGGCTCTTGATAACTCCGGTATCGTCTGCCTGCGCTTGGTCGTGCTGCCTTGCCATGAAAATCTCATCTACCTTCGGCTGATAGACGTACCTTGTATAGTCATTCTTGTCAATGAATGCTATGGCGTATTTGAGAAGCTTCAGAGATGCAGCATTGACATACGAATCAGGAAGTGTGATGCCGGTAAGAACGAAATGGTCTCCTTTCTTGATAGGGTAGTCCTTGTATGGAAACCAAAGCTCAAGAGCGTCGTCCTTGATTCGCTCGATAGTGAGTCTCCATCTCCCATCGACCTTGGTTGAGGATGCTACCTTGAACGTTCGACCACCACACATACCATCTTTCATGGAGATTGAGAAATCGTCGTCCGCTAAATCTTTTATATCGAAATCAACAGCTTTGCTGAGATAAATATCAACATTATTCGGACCAGGGTCGCCATCATATCGGCCGTCATCATCAGGAGCGACACCCTCGTCAATCTCATCCACACGCACACCACCGATAACCATTTCTTCGATGGTAGGGTAGATTTCTACGACTCCATTCGTCTTATCATCGGTATCGAAGAACTGCGATGCCGAACGAAGACCAATCTGATCGATGTTGATGGAATCGATGTATGGTCTATGCGGGTCAGTAGAGAATCTGTGTTGTTTTCCGGTAGGGTTCACGTACTTCTTCTCCTCATCCGTGAGTGAATCATAGAAGTCACTCAGCGATACATGGGGAAATCCAGGCAACATAAGCCTGTTGATTGACATATTGTTCGGGAGATTCTCTGCATATTCCTTCATGGACGAAGGAATATTTTTCTTGTTGAGGCCCGATGTGATATACATCTTCGTGTTCCCTGCCTTAACCTGAGCGATGAAAGTGTTAAGGTTTTCCCTTGATTCTTCGTCACCGCTATCTACCTGCGTTCCCTTGTATTCCGAATAGAATCTACACTTATTGGTATTGTATTTCTTTGTTACATAACCGGTAATCTCAGTCTTGAAATCAAATGTAACCTTAAGTACCCAACCGAGAGACTGCTCGCCAGTTTCCCCAGGAGCAATATACTTTCTCGGATTCTTGAAATATGTTTCTATATAGTCGAGGTCCAGTTCAAGTGTAACATTCGTGCTGGCCCCGACGACTTCCGTGATGTTCGCCACATACTTGACACCGAGGTCCGCATAGTAATGAGAAGGAAGATTCTTCTCCGAACCATAAGCTCTCAGTCTCGTAACGACACTCTGGTCGGAATCAGCGTTCTGGATAATCTCATATAATCCATTACCGAGGCCATACTTAAAGATATGGTTTGCCTGTATTCCTGTAGTACCGACATATATGTTTCTTCCTCTGACGATGAAGTTTATGTCCCACTTCTCGTTCACAAGCGCAAGGGCCTGCCAACAGGTCTGCGAATCCACTGTAATAGACATCGATTCGATGACGTTATCTCTTGTTCCTTCGCCGTACATTGACAGCCAGTCGCTCGCGAGGCATCCACGCTGAACGGAACGCTCCTTGTTTCGGGAGTAAATCTTCCAAAGACCTGCACCAATCTGCTCATCGAGGTTCGCCTGGATCCTGTCTAGTAAATCATCCAAAGTCTGTACATAGAATGGGAATTTCGGTAGGGCAGTGTAGTGAAGTTCGTTATCGTTCAATACCACATCGAGGAACTCTGCCCTGGCAAGCTCGTCCTGCAATGCGTTGAACTTCACGCTGTCATATACGAAGCCCTCACCGTATGTGTCTGGTCTGGCCTGCTTGTCTTTGCCCGGCTCGTAGTTGAGTTCGAACCGCTCGCCACGATAGACAATATAGTCGCCTATCTGAAAGTTGATAGGCACTTCATGCTTGAAATTGATAGCCACGAAGCACTCACCCATCCAAGAATCGGAGTACTCCAATCCATGAACGGTTATCTGCTCTCCGTTAACGTCTGTCAGCTTCGAGCCATCCTTATGATAAATATTCCAAGCGCTCATCTGTATGCTATACTAAATTTGAAATATTGCCCTGTGTGTCCTTAATCGGCTTAATATCAGTAACAGGGTCGTTAAACTTGAAAGTAATAGAGAGGACTAGCAAGTCCTCGTTATCCGGATACCTATATAGGTTTGGATCAATATCCTTAAGTCTTACATGCTGTCTTCCGATTCTATTGAAGTCGCAATACATCTTCATCATGCCTGACTTGCGGATGTAATCAATAAAAGCCTTACATTTCTCGTTAGCGCCGAAAGCCTCGCCGTGGAACATAAACTTAACCTTATTCTCGTATGCTGCCATGTAAAGTCCATCCTTTCCGATATATTCGTCATCACCATGCTCATCGTGCCATTCCCTCTTTATGGGTTCCTTGACGGCATCGCAAGGTTTGAACGGACTCTCGCTAACGTACATACCGAAGTCGGCGATGGAGTCCTTCACCTCATTCCCATCGCCTTCCTTCTGCATGTATATCCTGAAATAATCTTTCATACCTTAATTCAACTTTTTATAATTGCAAATATACAAAATAATACATAAATATGCAAGTAATATACGCATAAATATGCGTTAATTGAACTTAAAGTCGTGTCTATCCCTGATATTGACTGGTCCGGTAGCTTTCACGACTGTTCCTCCGTATTGGTAGACGAAGCACTTTGCGGTATCTTCGCATTCAACATGAAGCTCTGCACCATCTAACAGATTGACAAACACCCTGGAGAACCCCTTGACCTTCAGGTAAAGTGAAGAGTTATGTCTTACGTATATCTCACCGCTATCCATCCAGTCATAGTTGACGTTTGCTACACACTCTCCATTGAGGATGACAATCTTTGGGTTTTGCAGGTCAACGTTCTCGTCAACATACACACCATGATCATGAATGACATCACCAAAGTACTTCTTCATATCCTTGGTCGAAGGCCAGTTTCTTCCGATACAGAAGTCGATACCCTTAACAAACTTCTCGACCATCTCATGCTTGGATGAGTTGTCGTGCCACTCGGCGGTCCACTGAGCGCAAAGACCCAGTGAAACCGCCTCGTTCTTCATTCTGTCTGATAGATTTCTTTTTTCAAACATAATTATTTCATTTTTAAAGATTTCGTACCATTGATAACTCTGTTGAAGTTATCGTTCAACTCCGAGACAGTCTTATCGATTCTCTCTGCTGCATCTGCATTGCGCAAGGTGTTTTGAGCAATCAGGTTAAGCTGAGTCAACTGAGACTTTGCAATCTCACTCATCTCAGGTAAGAATTTCCCTTGCATCTCACGAACAACAGACAAATCAAGACGTATGCTGTTTACATAACTGGCTAGGAGATCAGCAGTTTCCTCGGTAATACCCTTTATCGAGTTGGTCGTAGAGGAACTTCCGTTTTCTCTCAAATCAAGTCCCTTTTCCTTTAGAGCATCGAAGATACCGGTTAACTGAGGAACTACATTTTCACCAACTTCGTAGAGCTTGTCTGCTAAATCGTCCATGTCGGTCTCATCAAGTTTACCCTTTTCATCAAGGATACCTGTAAGCCATTCGAGAGGTTTTTCAAGTGCCTTCTCCATGATTTTCTGAGATACAATATTCTTCGTAACTTCGCGAACCATTTCCTTGACCTTATTCTTGTAAGCCTCAACCGCATCTTCCCCCTTAGTCCATGCGCTCACAACAGTATCAGTCAGCTGATTTCCCCAGCTCTTCATATCGATAGAGTAAACGTCTTTCAGAAAGTCCTGTGCGAACGTCTTAATCTGCAACTGCATCTCCTTGATTTGCTGGTCGTAGTCGGCGAGTTTATCCTTATCCGTCTTTTTCTTGTCCTCCTCGGCTTGCCTCTGCTTTCTCAACTCGTCTTCCTGAGCGTGGAGTAGGGCGAGCTGGTCTGCGTATGCGGAAGGATTCGTCTCTGTCTTCATCACAGCATCGTAGGTCTCATTGCTGTAGCGACTCAAGTTCTTGCCACCGAAGAAAGCCTTGCCCGTATCGGTCTTGGAATAAGCCTCCCAAGCCTTATAGTCATTCTTTACATCGTTGAGCTTTTTAGTTGTATCAGAAGACCTTTCGTAAGAATAGATTCCTCCAAGGGTCTTCTCGATGACAGAACTAATATTACTAGATAAGTTCTTTAACTCATTCAGTTGTCTCTCTGCAAGCTTTATCTGTCGGTCGAGCTTGGCATCATGAGCCTTTGCAAACGCCTTGATAGGTGAGGTAAATATGCCAGTTACACCGGCAAGGATTCCACCAACGTTGCCGGACTCCGCGCTTGTTACCACCTTTGACAGTGAACTTGACATGCCGGAGAAGGTCTCGAAGAAGGCCGAAGCATCCTGCCATCCATCAGACTCAGTGTCAGCTCCGAGAAGTGAAGCTGTCTCCTTGATGTCATTGAACGCTTCGAACATTCCCTGTACATTCTGGTCGATAATGCTTACTACGTTAGCAAACTTATCAAGAGATTCTTTCGCCTTTGTTCCATCCTTAAACAGAATCTCAGCCGCCTTCATCATAGCCTTTCCACTGGCAATCATACTATCACCGCGCTTGACGAAGTTTTCGTCTCCCATTTTGAGACCAAGTTCACGAACCTTCTTGCCTTCAGCAATTTTACTCGCCGCGAGTGTCATCTGCTCGCTGGCATCAGAAATCTTCTGCTCAGCCATTCCCTTTAGACCTCCATTGAGGAAAGTCTTCTTTGGACTCGTCAGCTTCGATAACTGCTCATCAAGCTGCTTGATTTCCTTGGCGTACTCTCTCGCATCGATGGCTCCGTTTTGCAGAGCCTCATTGATATTCTGCCTGATTCTTGCTCCGATAGCCTGAGCCTTATCCATACCGAGAGATACGATGGCTCCGTAGAAGTTGAGATAATCAGAAGAGTTCTTAAACTTGTCAAGCTTAACCTGACCAATCTCCTTGTCTCTCTGTATCTCGTACCTTGCCTTGATACCAGGATCATCCGTATTCTTGATAAGTTTATCGTAATCCTGTCGAATCTTAAGAATTTTGTCCTCGTAATCTTCCGTCTTCTCGATGATGTCGGCGGCATCCTTTAACGACTTGACATAATTTCCACGGAGGAGTTCTGTAATCTTCTTCCACTCTTCGTACTGATTTGGCAGCTTAAGCTTTGCCTTGGCTTCACCATCCGTCATATTGAGAGAGTTCTGAAGATTAAACATCTCATGGTAGTGAGCGTAATACTCGTCCATAAGAGATTGAGTCTTGTCATCCATCTGGAAAGCGTCAACCCATGCGGACTCAGCAAAGAACTTGCTGCCTGTCTTTTCGAGAAGACTCTTGTACAAATCCCAACGTTCTGACAGCTTGTTCATGGACTCATTGAAGTCAGCTGCCTTTCTCTCGTACTCCTTATTGTCCTTCTCGTCGAAGAGCCACTCTGCAACCTCGCGATAGATGGAAGTCTGGAACTTCTTTCTCTCGGTGGTGTTTATACTGAATCCTTCAAGGAGAGAATGGACAGCCTTCTGATAGTCGTCTAGATTAAGACCGGTAACCTCAGGGAAGAGATTATAAGTCTTCTTCTTTGCCTCTTCATCAGACATTATGCTCTTGTACTTCTGGTACATCTGCCTTGCAGACTTCAAGCTGCTAAGGCGTTCCTGCAAGCGTTTGAGCTCAGTATCTTCTTCGCGACCATTCTTGTTTTTGTCTTTTCCAAAGTTACCTGTAACCTTGTTCTTCCCAAGGTCGTCAGAGATGTAACCTGCATCGGCAATAGCTTTCCATAAGTCATACTTATGTTTAGCATTCTTGTACTCAGAAGAATTCTTGCTTACTTTTCCATTGACTATAGTGTCAAGCTCATTTCTTGCAGCTTTGAGCTCCTTACGAATATTCTCGCCTGTAGTCTCGAACGACTGGTCTTGCACTTGTCTTAACGCATTATCAACCTCTCTCGTCCAGAACTTACCTTTCTTTTTGTTTCCAGTGAAAGTTCCGTTCTTGTGAAGTCTTTTCCTTATAATCTCTGAGAAAGGAGTGTTCACGCCAGAGTTATACGAAGGCTTTCCCTGCTTTCCGTTACCACTATCGCCTGGCCAAAAGTCCATATCCATGAGCTTGCTGATAGCCGAATGAAAATAATACAATATGGTTTTGCTTGTAATATTTGCCTTCTGAGCCATCTTGTCCATCATGCTGGCGAAAATCTCAGGGTTTCGTTTTGCCCACGTGCGGAATTGATCTTGAGACAATCCGAGCTGTTTTCTGACGGACTCAAGTCCTCTCGGCACGTCGTCATACATTATTTCGGACACATCATCGCTAGAATCATTCGCTCTTTCCGCAAGTTCCTTTAACCAGTTTTCTGTCTCCTTGCTTCCATTTGCAAACTTGTCGACAAATTTTTCCCAATCATCTCCGCCAATAGCCGCAAGCATCCTAATCTGCTCAGTAAGGGGCAGACCCTTGATTTGGTTTGCTAGCTCTTCGTTGTTTTCCATCAAAGACCGGATAAAATCCTCCATTTTTGCCTTTGTATTAGAGTCGAGCTCGTCGAACATCACCTGGAACTTAGACAGAGATTCTTGTGCTTGCTCCACATTCTTTGCAATATCATCGTTCGTGAGTCCATTCAACCACTGTAACCATTGTGGAGTATCAGCTCCGATCATATCGAATAGGTTGTCGCTAACAAGACCTGTTGCTGAAGTTGCGTTATTCGTTATAACTCCATATTTATCAGCTAAGCCATCATTTGCTTTTTTCGCATCCTCAATTTTTTCTTTGAGTATGTCGTATTGTTTTGACAGGCTTCCTGCGTTTTCAACCTGCTGCTTGATAGAATCCGTGTAGTCATCTGAACTTTTCAGAATCTCCTTCATCGAGTCAACTTGCGAAGAAAGGTTGGACGCGTCTTTTGGGCCTAATCCAGACAGAAAATCTCCGTAACTTTTGGATTTCTGCTTAGCTCCATCAATCAACGTCTTTTCTTCTTCCTTTACTCGACTTGACCATTGATTGTACCCCATCAACAATGAAGTGATAGCCGTAATGCCGATCCCCCACCAACCACCGATGGCGTTGATAAATCCTCCGATCTTTGAAGTTGTCATGCTCCATACGGCAGACATTCTGCCTCCATTCAAGATGATTTGCTCTTGTTTGGCGGTTATTTGTCCCATTAATGCGAGCTGACTAATTATCTCCTTAGAAACCAAGCCTTCCTTGACTGCTCGTTGCATCTGCAATACGGACATTCTTCCTTCGAGTGCAGCCCTATTGTAGCTCGCGACAAGCGATTGCTTTTCCGACAGAATAGCAGCTTTCTTGAATACATTTTGCTGGGCAATCTTCTGCGTAATCTCTCCTTCCACAACAAGTTGCTGCTGTTCGATGGCATAAGACTTTAACTGGGCATTCATCTGCTGAGTATAACTCTTAGCAAGTGATCCAATACCCATCTTAGAATAAGCCATACCGCCGAGCTTCCTTGCAGCAAACACCGCTCCGAATGAAAGAAGGGCAGGAGACAGCTTGTCCAAAGCTAACACAAGGTCGGTTACTCTATTTATGATGAACGAGAAAGTTCCTCCGACGATATTCTTGCCTTCTGCGAACTTTCCTAGCATAATATCCCAGGCATCAATGAGCTTGTTCCAGCGACCAAGTAATGTCTCTGATAAGACGAACTGCATATTGTAGAACTGACCGCCTTCATCCGTCATCTTCCAAAGCACTTTCTGGACATCCTCAAAGCTTACTTGTCTAGCAGTAATCATCTTCTTGACATCTGCCTGAGTATAATTGTTCCTTCCGTTCTTTCCTTCTGAATTGTAAAGCTCAGTAATTCTCTGTAAGAGTGGAAGTCCAGCGTAAGCAAACTGGCGTAATTCCTTACCGTCCAGCCAAGAACGGGCCTTAACCTGACCATAAGCCAATCCAAGTCTCTCGAAAGACACACCAAGACCAGATGCGATATCAGCGAGACGCTTTGTGGTATCATACAAGTCATTCGTCTCAACTCCAAATGCAGCCAGCTGCTTGACATCTCGGTTCAGCTCTCCAAACTTGAATGGAGACTGCAATGCAAGCTGCTGCGTCTGAGCGAAGAGCTCATCAGCCTTCTGTACATCACCGAGGATAGAACGCAACGCTACATGCTGCTGAACAATCTCGCCGCCAGTCTGTACGATTGAATTAAAGAATTGCTGCGCGCCAAAGACAATACCTCCCTGTAAGAAGAGAGACTTGATGTCTCCGACTATGGATTGCATCTTCTTCGCTTCAGCGTTTGCTCCGGCGAATGCTGCTGCAAGGTCGTTTCGTGCCTTTGCAGCCGTTCTCGTTATCTCTTCTTGATGTTTTCGCTCAAGGTTTATCGCTTCCTGTTTTTGATTAATTACAGTTCGCATACTGTTTATCAGTGGAGTATATTCGCTTGTTCCTCTGCCTATAGAGAATAAATCTTTGATAGAATAACTACCAAGATTATTCATCGCACTGCGCAATGTATTAAGCTCTTTCGTAATTTGCGAGAATGCCTGTTGAAGTTGCATTAACTCTTGCGTACTTAATACATTCTTTCCACTTCCAAATAAACCTTGGATCTGTTGTCTTTGTGCTTCAAGTTCCTTAACTCTATCACGAACGAGGGATTCTGCTTGTTTTCGAGATACTGAAATTGCTTCTCTTCTAGCCTGGTTAGTTCGCTCAGTCGCTTCTCTTAACCTATTTTCGGCAGCGATCATTTCCTCATTACGGCGTACGATAGCATTTCGCAAGTCAGAGAGTTCTCTTTCCCTGGCAGCTAGCTCTTGTGCAGCCTGCGCTTCATTTTTCATCGCGACAAAGTTACCATGCTCGGTTGACTGTCTGTCTCGTTCCAAAATTGCGGATTTCAGTTGCTGCATTTCCCTGTAACGCTCATTAAGCTCCTGCGCCTGTTTTGATTCGTTAACAAGCGTCACGAATGCTCCCTGAGCCTCCATTTCTTTGTCGCGTCTTAAGATATCTTCTTTTAACTTGGCAAGTTCATTGTATCTATTTGTTAAATCAAGTGCAGCCTGCGCTTCATTTTTCATCGCGACAAAGTTACCATGCTCGGATTGTTCCTTGTCTCTACGAAGAATGTCTGCTTTTAGTTCCGATAACTCCTTCAGCCTTTTGCTGAGATTTGCAGTTTCCTGAGCCTGAATGCCCATTTGAGCCGCTATATTTTTAAAATCCTCAGCGATTTCTTTGCTATTCTCTCTATTAAAGTTCTTAAATAACTTCTCAGCAGACTTTCTTCCGGACTCAGTTTTTAGATCCAACTCCGAAAGTGCTTCTGAAATTTCTTTCAGTTTTGACCTAACATTGCTGTCTTTAATGTTTAAGTCAAACCACAAGTCACCTAAATTTCCACCTGCCATATCCTGAATATTTTTAAATTAGAGTTTGTTGTTTAAGTAATCAGCAAGACTTATCTTCTTGCCAACGAGGCTTCCCTCATTCTTCTTTTTCTCCATCCACCTGTCGTAGAGGTCATCCATCTCCTTCTTGGTATGCTTCTTCGGACCACCTTCCTTCTTCGTCTTAGGATATACGACAAGAGGCTGGTCAGCAACCATGAGGTCAATCTGTGCCGATGAATAGCCCCACCAGTAGTCGTATGCTGCAATGAAGTACTTGCGCTGAAAGAGGAAACCGAACTTCTCCGCTAGTGAGAAGGCTGCTCCCCAGCTGGTTCTGCTTGGATAGCTTTTGCTTCGCTCCTCGTCATCGTCATCATCACGTCCGTCATCCCGGTCGCTAATATGGTAGCCAGTGAGAATGCGTTCGATGGAATTTTTTTTTTAGAAACATCGAGTACCCTCAGGACCTCGGTCACATCCACATCATTGATGTAGTAGAGCCAACGCCAGTAAAGCCAGTAGAATGCTCGTATCTTCCAAATGTTGTTAAGGAGGATGCAGACACAAATCTTGACGTTGCGCTTCCATTCGTTCTTCTCCTTTGCCCTGATATGAGAACACTTGCTCATTGTTCCCTTGCGAATCCAGCCGAGCTTGTGCTTCTTTCCTCTGAACACGAACTCGGTAGGCTCGTCGTGCAGCACGCTGTCAAGCAACTCCTGCAAGTCTACTGAAGGCTGCTCTATTTTCTTTTCTTCTGCCATGATTGTATGCTATTAAATGAAGAAGGGCGGCACGGCTGTTGATTAGCCTGCCGCCCAACGGTTTGTTATCCTGAATCTAATTACCTAAAGAAGCTTTTTCCTCTTGATTAAGCGCCAGAGCCTGGTGTCCCACTAGCTGGAGCCTTAGTAAGCCAAGCGATGCTACGCTTACCTGCACCCTCAATAGAACCTGAGAACTTAAACGCAACAGGCTCAGTACCGGAGTTATCCCACTGCAATGTAGCGTAGAGAGCGATGTTGGTAATAACCATAAGGTTCTCCTTCTCGTCGTCAACGATAACGATAGTGCCCTTGATCTTGAACTTCTTAGGCTCAACAGCGATACCTGTAAAGCCGGTAGTAGCGTCGAGAGTAGCGTCACCTGTACCCTTCAGGGTAACCTTGGTCAGCTCGGTGATAGCATCCTCGCCGAACATAATTGTCAGCAAGTCCTTTGCCTTTGAAGGAACAACGAACTCTACATTGAAGTCGCCGAGCTCTGCGGTAGTTGCCCAGTCGCCTGCAAGACCGATAACCTTATAGTGGTTGATGGTTGGGTCATCCATAGTCGCCTTCAGCGAGTCAACGGTAACCGGAAGCTCAACCTCTGGGGTGATGTCAACTGTAGCCTTGCTCAAATCGGTAATAGCCTTTGAGTAGAGCAGAGTTTTAGGACCATTGAAAATGTCCTTCATCTTGTCAATAGTTGTCATAGCCATAATCTAAAATATTTTAAATTGTTATACCTGAATACTTATTTCGTGCGTAACCTTCCCTGTATGATTGTCACGGAAAAACCTGCGCCGTCGTCTGTCTGTAGTGTTATACGAGGATTGGAAACAATGAGATTTTTTGTGGAGATTGGAAATCTGTCCATAATCTCCTGGACTTTCTCGTCAACGCTAGATACATCAAGTGTGTGCAGGTTGCTTGCCGAATTCTTATCGCGCACATACAATTCGATTTGAGCTATAGTGGTGAAATCATTGTAAACTCCACTTGAGTTCATCTCGTTATTGTAGATACTAGATGGAAAGTATACCACGATGTAGCTGTTGATTTTCGTATCAACTGCTTTTGGTCGGCTCCGGGAGTAGAGCTTGTCACAAATCCCCTTCATTGCATTACCGACATCGAAATATAGAGTCTTAATACTAACCATATTTTACATCGATCTAAAGTATCTAACCAAATATTCTCTAAGAGAGGTAATCACGTCGTGACCTCTCTTTACCTCGACAAACTTAGCGTAATCTACGCCGGCAACAAGAAGCATCTGCCATGTAGCATCGTACTTTCCTTTGTTGTGTTCCCTTGAAACAAGTTCATCCCACGCAGCGTTCGGACCATATTCGCCACCTTCTCCATATTCACCCTTGAAAGGTCTCCGTCCGCTGTCTTTGAAGGAGAACGAACTGCGATAATACTTATCGAGGTTGTATCTCTCTCCAGCAGCAAGGGTTACTCGGGTTGGCTCTGGACCAGGAGCATAATGAATTGACTGCAATGAGCCGTTGTAATATGTACCGATGGCGGTTGACTTGTACAAGTTACCGGTTACGTCATCATAGTTGCGAGACTTGTCGGCAGCCTTCATTGTCATTTCAGCCGCATGATCCATCTTCTGCTGCATCTTTTCTACAGCCATCTGACGAATTTTCTTCTCGACCTGTAAAAACTGACCTGATAAACTTGTCATAATCTAAACCCTTGTCAAATTCCAATATACAACAGTCCTGTTATTATCCGGTTCGCAGTCCTTAACCATACCTACCTCGGTGTTGTTGCCGACAGTGGAGTAGATGGTGTCGCCGTCAAGAGGACATCTGTCAGCATCCCATTCGTCATATCTGACAGGAATCGATGCCTTCCTCTTGTTCTGATCGACGTTCTTGTCTCCCTCTGTAGTGGTATCGGTGTAGCTGCGGCCTTCGCCATAATAGAGAATGATTTCCTTGTCCTCACCAACTGGAGCATCATCATCGGCAAACGGGTCATCAGGGTCGGCTTTTCCGACGACCTTCCTCACGATCTTGATGATGTGAGGGTATCTTGTGTTTCTGATGTTTTCCTTTTCCATACGCCTTATTTGATGATGTGAGGGAGAGGTTCTCCCCAAGGAGAATAATTCGCCCTCTTTACTCCGTGGGAGGTCACCCGGAAGGTGGATTTCTTCTTGAGCATCGAATCAGGCTCCAGCTCCGCATAGATAGCGTTAGCCTCTGCCTTCATCTCGCTCCTGTCGTTGTCCGACATGTCATAGCCACCTCCCGAATGAGTCCATCCGTTATCGGAATCGGAGGTGTTGTTCACCTTGCTCGGACCAAGAATAAACCATTTCAGTATGTCGGCATAGGCAAGTCTAACCTTGTCCTTGTCGCAGGCTTCGAGGTCAATGCCATTTTCGAGCTCCCTGTCGTGCATGATGCCCAGCAGAGCCTTCATCGGCATCTCGAACTTCACCTTATTAATAAGGTAGTCGTTCACAGTGTAAATGTTCATCTCCGAATCCATAGTCATACAATCTAGTTACGTTAAAGAATTAACCCTTCTTGGTAATGTCGATAATCCAACGGTAAGGAGAATCGAGCATGGCAGGAACAGAAGCGAGGAACAAGTCTGTCTTGAACTCCTGGAACATACCGTTCGCTGTGACCATGTTACGAAGCAAACCGAGGCGGTTGTTGGTCTGTGCCCAAGCAACGTCCACGAGCTTGTTACCGAGAGTGTCGAAAATTCGCTTATCGAGAATTTCCTTGCGCATGAAACGCAAAGGCTTGCCAGCAGGGCGAAGAACGACTGTTCCGTCTGCCCAACCACGAATCTCTGTAACTGTGCCATCGAAGCGCTTGTTGTGCTCAACCTCATCAACAATCTCGATAGGAGAAAGACCGTTGAGGTCAACAACAGACTTCAAGAACATTGCGTTGTTTGGACCATAGTTTTGCAAAACTGCCACAAAGTTAGCGTTCGCCCAGCTCTTGTACAACTCAGCAATCTGCTTGTTCTTCAAGAATACGTTATTGTAGTCGTTCTTGGTCATCTGCCATACGAGAGGTACACTGCGGTACTCGATGTTCTCCTTGCGCCAATCCTCCTCAAACTTGCGCATCTGCTCAAGCAAGTCGCAGTTTGGATCGTTCCAGGCAAGCGTACCCGCCTTTTTGAAGTTCTTCTTTGGAACCTTTGCGTCATACAGAGGCTCCTGGATACCACGACCAATCTTGTCGTAGTCGATGAAACCGGTCGAACTCAACTGGGCTGACATGTATGTCATAGTCATGTCGAGTGAGTCGTACAATACCTGTACCTTGTCGAGGTAAGCATCAACCAGGTCAGCGTCGTTGCCGAACTCATCCTGGAGAAGCTTCATCTTGTGGTAACGCTCTGTCGCAGTCTCACGGAAGCCGTCAGCAGCGAAGTCTGGGATAGAAGCGGTGTACCACTCAATACCCTCGTGGTCGTTCTGATAGCCCTCGCCGAGAGGAGCACGGAGGTTCATCAAGGTTGCAGGGTTCAATGTACGTGTGCGAACCTTGAAGGTTGCATCACCATTGTTAGATGTAGGGGTGAGATTTGGATCAATGTCACCCTGTGTCAGATACCAGCCGTTGTTACAGCGAAGTACGCCGTCACGATTGACGAACTTCTGAAGGTAAGTGTTGTTACCCTTACCAGTGAAGAACTTCGCAAGCTGCTCGACACCAATATCAATTTTTGCCATAATCCTGAATCAATCTTTTTACGTTAGACAATAGGTTAAATATGCCAGAACTCTGGGTAGAGTGACTTGTTCATCGCCTTGACAGCAGGAGGAACAGGACCCATACGGTCAAGCCACATAACGCAGTCTGGATTCAACATACAGAAGTTGACGTTTGTGCGAGGCTTGTGGTACTTGTCGCCGCCGGCATCGAAATATGGGAAGTCATTGTCGTTCGGAGCAAAGCAGTTAGGGTTGGTTACCATAGGCAATACGGATTCGCCTGCACTTGCAGCCTCAACCAATACATCACCTACCTTCAATGCGCCGAGAGCAGCAGAAAGAGTAACCTTCCAAACGTCACCTGCGGTTTCATCAGTCATAGCCTCAACGGCAGAAACAGTCACACCCTTTGCCTTGGTCTTGAAGTCCTTCTGGCCGATCATGATGGTGTCGCCAGGGAACGGGATGTGAACGAAGCCGTTACGAACGATGTAGATGTCTGTGTCTGTAGCCGCAGCAGTAGCCTTTGCCACGCCGTAGGCCTTCAGAATCTTAATGGTAGCACCAGGACCTTCGTTGCCTGCTGTAAAGCCAAGATCGTGCTCGATCAAGTCACCGGCATAAATCTTATCCTGACCCTTGAATGGGTTGACAAGCTTACCACCAATAGGTGGGTGAACGAAGGCATTCTTGATAAGTGCCTCAAGACCGGCAAACACATATCGGGTTCCGCCGACCTTACCTTCTGTCTGAATGATGGTCGCACCGTGGTTCAGCATGCCACGAGTACCCATCTGTTCCATGTAGGAAATAGAAGTGTTGTCCATAATCTTTTTACCTTTTTAAAATTGTTATCCTGAAATTACTTATTGTCTCCACCGCCGCCGTATCTCTTCTTGCGACGCTCGGCAACCTCATCCATGAACTTGTCGTCGTCAGTAGAGCTTCCGCCACCAGATGTCCGCTGTCCCTTTGCAGGAATACCGTTTTCACCAGTAGCTTCCTTGTACTCTGCGGTGTAGATTTTTTCAGCCTTAGAAACCAGGTCGTCGATGTCGGCATCTTCGTCCGGAATCTCCAGCTTTGCGATTGCAGCATTGAGGAAGTAGTTCTTCATTTCAAGGTTTGCCTTGTCGAACTTATCCTTCAAACCTGCCTTTACAGACTCGATGGTTGCCTTCCTTGCAGCCTTCTTGTCTCTTTCTGCGTTAGCCTTTTCGAGAGCTTCAAGTTTCTCAAGCAGCTTGGAGTATTTGTCGTCAGGATCGTCACCCTTTTCATCCTCCTTGCGCTTACGCTCCTCTTCCTCTTCCTTCTTCTTGCGTTCAGCCTCCTCCTTGCTCTTCTTTACCTCGTCAGAGATATTCTTGTGTAAGTTGCCGTTGATACGCTTCAGACGGTTTGCTAACTTGGTAACCAACTTGGAATTTGCTTCCTCGTCATCACCGAAATCTTCCAAAACATCATCAAGTTCCTCATTGATGGTCTTTTGGCTAAGTTCTTTGAACTTGGTGGTATCAACCTCCTTGTTCACTAATGCTAAGAGTTCCTCTCTTGTCATGTTGCTTTTTGATTAAAAATGTTATCCCGAAAGTGGTCCCTCCACCTCGAAAACGTATAAATATACCTTTTATTTTGCAAATATATGAATAAATATGCAATTATCAAAGAAAAATTGTATATTTTTGCAGTATTAATTGTATATTTATGCAGAAAGATGTATTTTCAGGATTAAAATTGGATAACGGAGAGCCTATTTACACTCAAGAGTATATCCAATCATTAAGAGACGCCGACAAGAAGCATCCCGACAAGCTGAAGATTATAGCTCAGCGTGGCGGTCAGGAACGCATGCTGTCTATAGACGCTGATATTAAGATAGTTGGCGGTTCGCGAGGCGGACCACTTCTTGTCGATACCAAGGTTGTTACCCCATTTGGTTATAGGCGTATCGGGGATTTAAAGGCAGGTGACATCATCAGTGGAACTGATGGTGGAATGCAGCGTGTCGTATATCGCAAAGACCACGGCAAACTTCCCGCTTACAAACTAAAGTTTGTCGATGGGTCTGAAGTTATTGCATCATACGATCATCTCTGGAATGTACGTAAGACTTGCTATAGAAGTAAGAAGAGAATCATTAACGGGTTATCTATCAATGACGATTATAGGGTATGGACCACCCAGATGGTTGTTGACCACCTCGCAAAGCTGAAGACTGGCGAGATTAAAAATAGCAAGTTACTCATACCTTTGTGTGAGCCTGTGAAGTTTACTCGCTCTTGGGGAAATCGTCATTACAAACCAACGAGCTCACCTTATGTTGTGGGCGCCATACTTGGAGATGGATGTATAACCGCAAATATAAAGAATGGAAGTTATGATGCCATGCTCTGTAGCGCAGACGAAGATATCGTGAGAGAGTTTGAGAGTGCTGGCATCGATATGACTAACTATGCACAAAAACAAGGCAGTATAGCTTGTGATTACAGAATCAAGGATGAGAGATTACGTAATGATCTTGAGGGTTTAAAGCTCTACGGCTGCGACGCTTTCAATAAGTCTGTTCCCGATTTCTATAAGTTTGGCTCTATAGAGACAAGGTGGGCTATCCTTCAAGGACTTATGGATACCGATGGTACTGTGGATAAGCGTGGACATTGTACGTTTGCGACAGTCAGTGAGCAGCTTGCTAAAGACGTTAAGTTTTTAGTAAACAGCCTTGGAGGCCTTGCTACTATAAATAAGTACGAGAACCACTATACCAAGAATGGAGAGCGTATAGAGGCAAACGATTATTATGATATTTACATCAGAATTAATCAGTCAGAACGTTTATTCCGTCTTCCACGTAAGAAGGCGCTTTGTACCGAGTACAATGGCGGCGTAAGCGAACTGGGAAGAAGGATTGTTGATTTTGAATATGTAGGAGAGAAGGAGTGCTGCTGTATTGCAGTGAACAACACAAACTCTCTGTTTATGGTGGAAGACTTCATCGTCACTCACAACTCCAAGTCCTTCTCTTCCCTTATGGAAGTTCTGAAGGATATCAAAAATCCAGATTTCCATGCAACAATTCTTCGTAACGAAAAAGACGACTTGCAGTCCTTGGTGACAGACTCTTACAAATTGTTCTCCCAATTTGGAACTTACAATAAGTCACAGAACGATATGACCTGGAACTTCGACAACGGAGGATGGCTCAAATTCTCGTACTATGCTGGAGCCTATCAGGACTTCAAGACACGATTCCAGGGTCGCCAGTATGCCTATGTCTGCATTGATGAGGGTACTCAGTGTCCATACAAGAAGTTCAAGTACCTCTTGACCAACAACCGAAATGCAGCACATATCCGTAACCGCTTCTGGATTACATGTAACCCTGACCCGGAATCATGGGTACGAAAGTTCATCGACTGGTGGGTTGACGAGAATGGTTACATCATACCGGAGCGAGACGGAGTTATCCGCTACTGCTTCATGGATGGTGATACACCGGACTCTATCTACTGGGGTAACACAAGAGAAGAGGTATACGAACAGTGCAAGGGCATCATCGATAGCCTTTGGAAGGATAGCTATGAGGAACTTGGTTATACAAAGCTCGAAATGTTCATCAAGTCGGCAACATTCGTTCGCGCTGACGTATCAGAGAACATTAAGCTTATCTCTACCGATGCCTCATATCTCGCCAACCTTGCCCAACAGGACGAGGAACAGCGCATGCGAGACCTGGAAGCTAACTGGAACTGGAAAGCCGCCGGTGATGACATGATCAAGATGGAAGACCTTGATGAAATCTACGACAATGCAGAACAGATAGGCGATGGAAAACGCAGAGCTTCTGCCGATATTGCTTTCACCGGCGGAGATAACTTCGTAATGTGGCTTTGGGAAGGATGGCATTGTAAAGACTTGGTTGTGCTGAGGCTGGACCCTAAGACGCTCGTTTCTGTAGTTGAGGCCAAGCTGAGAGAGTGGGGTGTCGAGGAATGTAACTTCACTTACGATATGCAGGGAATCGGTCAGTACTTCAAGGGATTCTTCAAGGATGCCGTCCCATTCAACAACCAGGCAGCACCTATCGCTAGGAATCATCAGGAAGAAGAAGGAATCAAATACCTCTATAAGGATTTGAAGTCTCAGTGTGCTTGGTTATTCTATAAGATGATAAAGGAGAAGCAGATTTCCATCGACTCGGCCCTGCTTGAAAGAAAGTATTCAGGAAACGGATTTGACAAGGTTCCTCTCAGACAGATTCTTCAGAAGGAGCGTAAGATGCTCAGACGTGACGAGAATAGCGATGATAGGGGATTCAAGCTATTACCTAAGAAAATTGCCAAGAAATATGTCGGGCACTCGCCTGACTTCTTTGAATCTTGGTTCTACGTAATGATATTCAGTTTAACAAAAAAGAAAAATAAAAAGGTAAAAGGATTATGGATGCTATCAAGGTAAATAATGTAAGGGAGTTGCTCGTAAGGAAGCCATTCTACGAGCTTACTCCTGCGGGATACATGAAGCACTCGGTTGTAAGCGACGTTGTTCCTGACTATTACGACGGAACGATGCCAGACGACACCATGTATCGCCGCATCAAGACGCAGGCAGACTTCCTGCGTGAGTATTACCCATCTGCCCATAGGATTATGGATGAGAAGGAATACCCGGACATCTGGAAGCTGAACCCTGAGAATAACAGGTGGTACTGCCAGAAGATTCAGCGTACAGCCTTTGCGTTCCAGCAACTCATCCACACGAAGCATCTGCTGCACTTAACTGGCAACGATGTTCAGTTCGAGCTTGCTGATGGTGATGACTACGAGAACGAGAAGAAGGTAGAGGAGAATCAGAAGACCCTCGATGTATTCAAGAAGGGCTGGCTTATGCACGATATGGAGATTCGCTTCTTTGAAGCTGTAAGTGCGTATCTGAAGGTTGCAGAATGTGCAATCGTCGGTTTCTTCGATGAAAAGAAGAAATTCTGCACACGAACACTCTCTTATGATCGTGGAGATATCCTATACCCTCACGTCGATTCACTCACTGGAGATCTCCTGTGCTTTGCCAGGAAGTACTACGACTACGACGATGAGGGCAACGAGAAGACCGAATATGTCGAGGCTTGGGATAACCGCAAGTTCTACCGCTTCAAGAAGGCTGTCAAGTCAGGAAAGGTGAAAGAGGTAATGACGAAGATTGCAAGGATTTTCGGAATTGACGACTACACCCTTATTGAAGAGAAGGACCACGGCTTCCAATTCGTACCGGTAGCCTATGCACGTAACGACAACGGACCTTGTTGGTTTATGGTTCAGAAGAACATCGAGGACTACGAGGAGGCATTCTCATATCTCTGCGAGAACAACAAGGAATACGCTTTCCCTATTCTTACACTCACAGGTGATGGCGAGGATATTTCTATAACTGGAGACGATATGACCGGCTCTGCGAAGACCATCATGATTACCGACACTAATGGCAAGGCTGAGTTCTTGAATGGCACGGATGCCTCTGATGCCTTCGCAACACAGCTCAACAAGTCGTATGACCTCATCTATGAGCTGTCGTTCACCGTGAAGCCGCCTGAGTTGAAGTCCGGTGACCTCCCAGGTGTAGCCATCAAGCTTCTCTATTCTCCTGCACTGGAGGTTGCAATGAATGATGCACAGGAGTTACAGCCATTCCTGGATAAGATTCTCCGCATCTGTCAGTTCGGCATCGGTACTGATGAAAACTGCGTCGCTACAATGTCTGGGCTTCCAATCAACGCATGGATAAGTCCGTATGTTCATAGTAATAAAACAGAACAAATTACAAATATTGCCACTGCGGTTCAGAACGGATTCCTCTCTAAGCAGACGGCTTCAGAACGCTGCCCTGACTTCCCTAAGACTGCCGAGTATGAGCGTATCATGCGGGAGAAGAAGGAGGAAGACCAGCAGGACCTCCTCATGGATATGCAACGTGCGGATAACGAAACTCAAAATGCAATTGAGGAGCAGAAAGCTACTTCGAATATTCAGAATGGAGGTAGTGGAAACGTACGTACGGGTCGCGGAGCTGGACGCCCAAATAAGTCAGGAACCAAATGGGACGAGAATCGGAACGCCCCGAATGAGAACAACTGGCAGCACTACAACCAAACCCATTAATAGCCTATGGATGAATTAAAACGTTCTGTCGATTACAGCAGGAAGCGCTTGCAGGCAATCCGAAACTGCGAGGACCATGTTGCAGATATTCTCTGGAAATCGACACAGAAAATAATTGCCGCAAGTAAGCGATACAGAGGTGCGGGCAGGCTCACAAACGAGTCAGCCCTGCTCTCTTACGCCAAGAATGTTACTGCTGAGGCAGAGGAGAGTATCAACAGCTACATCTCTGCTTATTCTAAGGCTTCATGCAAGATTCTCGGGATTGACAGCGAGAACATCGAATCGTTTCTCGTCAGCGACATCTACGGAAAGACGACATCTGAAAGAAACGCTGTCTATCTCGGAAACTTTGCTGAAGATATTGTAAGGATGATTAAGGCAGGAACCTTGATGGGATATTCAGACCAGCAGCTCCTGTCTTCCATCCGGACAGGCTATAAAGACCCATATCACACATCAGTCATCACCAAGGCGAAGAGAAAGGACATTAACATCGATGTTCCTTCTTACGGAAAGGGCTACTACAAGAACGCCTATCATAATATCGTAAGAAATGCTTCTCAGGTGATTGCTTTGGCGTGGGGACAGGCAGAGCAGGAGTATGGGCAGGAGAGTGGAGCTATCGGCTACTTTGTTCACAGAGGTTCATCATTCCCCTGCGAGGCTTGTGATAGCCTTGTTGGATATATTCACAAGATAGGAACAATGGTAATTCCCCAACACGTAAATTGTGTCTGCCGTGCCGAGTTTGTTTATAAAAAATAAGTAGTATGATAAATTCTGAATTAAATTTTACTTTAGAAGAGATTCTTTCGAAGTTCCCTAAAGAATTTCAGGAGAAGATAAAACACTCTGTAGAGCTGCTGAGAAAGGCGGAGAAGCTTGCACTGGCATACTCGCCTAACGAAGGTTTCTATCTATCGTTCAGTTCAGGCAAGGATAGTCAGTGTCTTTATCACATTGCCAAGATTGCAGGCGTGAAGTTCAAGGCTCACATGGGGCTTACGTCCGTCGATCCACCAGAAGTAATCAAGTTCTGCCGCAAGCACTATCCGGACGTAGATATGATAAAGCCGAAAATCAGCATCTATAACCAGGCCCGTAAGGAAGGCATGCTTCCGACAAGACTGATACGATGGTGCTGTCGAGTCTATAAAGAAGGTATCGGCGCAGGCAATGTTGTCCTCATCGGAATCCGTCACGCAGAAAGCAGACAGCGTTCGGGTAGGAGTGAGGTCGAGATTACCAACCATAAGTACAGCGGCTCTCTTGAAGGTATTGACGAGTTCCGTGATAAAAGGAACAGTCAGAAGCGTGGCCGTCCAACCCGGTTGGGCATCCACGAGATTAACATCACCAATGCCAGTGATGAGCGTACCATCGGCTGTATCCGAGGCTACGAATCGCTCCTCATCTCTCCAATCATAGAGTGGACCGATGATGAGGTATGGCTATTCTTGAATACACTCGGTATTAAGCATTGCAAGCTGTACGACGAGGGCTACTATAGGATTGGTTGCCTGTGCTGCCCTATGCACAACTATAAGCAGAAACTCGCCGACTGCAAACGCTATCCGCATATCTATAATAGTTGGATTAAGGCCATCAAGGATATCCAGACTAGCGGAAGGATGATAGACGAAGGATTGTCTCCGGAAGAGGTGTTCGACTATTGGATATACGGCAAGTCTATCAATGTATGGAGAGAACACCGCAGGCAGCAAATGTTGAACTTTTAAATATCAAGATTATGATTGAAGAAACAAAAGGATACACGTTATCCGTCGATACATACAAGAAGGCGAAGGCTCTCGGTATGAAAGACCCTCGCTATTACATCTATGCAAGTCTCCGTGGCTCAGGTATGCCAATGAGGGATTGTTGGGCGATTTCCTTCCAGGGAGAAGGATTCAACTGGGCAAAAGACGTTCTGGAACGGGAGATGAACAAGCTAGAGTCTTTAGAGTCTGTTCAGAAGAGAATCGCAGAGGTACAGGGCAAGAAAGCGAAGAACGAGGACGCTGAAGAGCTTTCTTCTGAAGAGTTAGCGAAAGCTACCTCCAAGGAGCAAATTCTCAAAGACCTGGTATTGGCTCAGCGAAAAGCCAAGTATGGATCACCTGAGTGGCTCAAGATAGTTGCATCCATCGCCGACTATAACAAGATTAAGCAGGACGAGATTGATACGGAAAGCACAACTTGTCATTTCTATCTTCCGGTAGATTATCCGTCGGACTGCCAATCTTGCCTGATTTTTAAAAACGGCAAGGCAATTTGTCAAAGGAAGAGTAAGGGTTGATACCCTTACTCAAACTTCCAGTATAATCCATGATGTGTATGTCTAACACCGGTACAACACGCGTGTACTAATGCAACGTTATGCCCGTTTTTCTTTACGGACTGAACAGAAGGGTAGTGTTGCAAAATATTTCCGTTTGCATCCATGCAAACTATCTTTTTCCCTTGCATTCTCTTGTTATTCTGCATTACCCTCTCTTTTCTTGTTCCATAGTTAGAATTATACTTGGCTGTACACCACTCTAGATTTTCGACCCTATTATCAGCCTTGTTCTCGTTCTTGTGATTAATCTGAGGCAAGCAAAGAGGATTTGGTATAAAAGCTTCGGCGACAAGTCGATGAATGCTAAAATTTACATTTGTATCGTCTCTGCTAAGAAGCAATCCATAATATCCATTAGGCCGCTTATTTAATTTGCGAATTTTGCTTCTTCTCGTAACAAAGAAGTCGCCAACCTTTACTATTCTTTCCACAGACCTCACCCTGCCAAGACTACTTACCTGATAAAATCCTTCATAGCCTTTTATATCCTTCCACTCTTCTCCTATGAATCCTATATTCCACTTAAGATTACTTGCGGAACAATTTTTAGGATTATTATCTATATAAGAAACATCCTCTGAGTTCGAATCGTTTGAAACAAATGCTGTCGCAACGATCAGACAAAGTGGTATAAGCTTTTTTGAATGCCCGATTCGTAATCTAGCATATACTCTCCCGTCTTTCCCGTACTCTAATGGTACAGGAATATCTTTATACTTTTCGTTACAGCGTCTTAGATTGCCAAGATTACTTACTTGGTAATGTCCCTCATATCCGTTTACGTCTTTCCAAATTTCAATACTGTTATCCATCCTCAGTGATTTTAAAAGTTACCTCAGTGATTAAAAGAAAGGGAAGGCCCACTGAGTTAGCCTTATCAGTTGGTAGCTACTCCAACCTATCCCAATGCAAATATACAAAAAACAGTATAAATATACAAGTAATCTATATAAAAAGTGCATAAAAATACAATTTTTATACAATCTCTGCGAGGACTGCATTATCTTTAAAAATGGTCAGGCGACCTTCCAAAATAAGAAGAAATAGTTAAATTCATGTTAAAATCTGATTTCTTGACAAGAGATTGCGGATTTTTTTCGTACTTTTGCAGTGCTTCAATACTAATGATGTTATATCATTCCGTAGGGCAACGGTTAATGCCCAACATATAAAGTGGGCATTTTGTATACCCACCATTACATATTAGATGAACGTTTACGATAGCCAAAAATGGCTTTCGACTAAATATACAATATAAGCGGTCTCTATTTGCGTAACATATATATAACTGCGGGATGCAGCATCATAGTGTTGAAGCAGCGCAAATGGGAGGCCGCTTTCCTTTTTGATAAACTCTCCCTATGTTTTAATAGCTTCAACACGTGATGGAAAATTTAAACATCATTGCCCAAATGGGCGAGACTATGAGTTCGTTGGAAATATCCAATGCAACAGGTAAACAACACCAGCACATTCTTCGTGATATCGATGAATTGCTAAAGCAAGGAGTAGATGCGTCCAACTTTGGACTGACCTCCTACACCGACAAGAGCAACCGCAAGCAGCGTTGCTATCAGATTACCTACAAAGGTGTCCTCATTCTTGCTTCTGGATACAATCCAGTTTTAAGAGAGAAGATTATCAATAGATGGGAAGAGTTGGAGACAGGCAAAGCAGATCCTAAGTTCTCTCAGCAGTCTCCATCTCAGCCAAAGCTCTCTGATAAGATTCAGGCAGCCAAGTTCCTCGCCAAGTTCCTCAACCTCAACGACGCATCCAAGCTTCAGATTGCAAAGACAATCGCCGACCCTCTCGGATTGCCTACGCCGGACTACGTGATGGACGAGAAGACAGTCCACGCAGCGAAGGACCTGCTCGCAAGCCACAAGGTAAAGATGTCATCGGCTGAGTTCAACAAGATTCTCGTATCAAAGGGAATCGTAGAGAGAATGACCCGTCCGGGCAAGGGCGGCAAGACCCATTCCTGGGTAGTCATTCCGGAGAAATTCGAGAAGTTCGGTCAGAACGCCCGCAATCCTCACGCACAGAACCAGACACAGGCACTCTGGTACGACAACAAGTTCTCTGAACTCTTAGCTCTTGCAGGAATCCAGGAGGGAAAGGAGGAAGAGAGCCATGACTAATCCAGGTATCGACACAATTCTCCAGAAGATGGATGACCTTCAGAAGGAGTTCTTCAAGGCGCAGGGTCAGATAAAGGGCAGAGATTCGTCCGGAGTACACGACAATCCTGATCTGTATGCCAACATCGGCAGCGAGTTCTGCAAGGGCTATGAAATGATGGCTGATGCCGTAGGTCTTCTTGCTCTTAATGACATAAAGAGCAAAACTCGCATGGTCTAGTGTTAAATTCGTGTTAAAGTAACTTTGTTTTACTCGAATTTCAGCAAAACCAAGTACCTTTGCAAACAGATATACGTTCACAGATTCGTTCTGCTGTTCGTAATTCTGTTTAATTGGTTACGAGGGGTGGTGTCTTCACAGATGCCACCCCTCACTTTTATATTATGAAAGTAGAAGAAAAATATAAATTCAATCATGATACTTCTCTCCAGTGATGAGCTCAAGCGCAGTTATTACCTGATCATCAAGAAGAGGGTCGTTAAACGTAGGAAGAATGCCGTATGATGGCAGTTTCTTCGTCTCTGCGACCTCCAAAATGAACTGGAGTGCCTGTACTAGGGAAGTATGGTCTTGAACGACCTCAAGCAATTTATCACTCATCCTTGCCTCCTTCCTTCTTAATCTGCTCTGCCATCTCAAGAAGAGTCTCGGCGTGCTTATCGCGGTCGATGACTTCCTGAACAGCCTCATCGCTCTCCTTGCGAAGCTGCTCTTCTGTCTTACCCTCATCGGCAGCTGCGTTCAGTCTCGCAGACTCACGGGCAAGGTATTCGTCACGGAGCTTCAACTTACCTGCCGTGTATTCTGCATCGCCAGGCAACGATGTATCAGCATACATAAGCTGGGCAAATGCCTCGATGATGTTTCTATCATCCTTGGAGAACTCATAATGGTCTCCTACAGCAACAGGAATACACCCATCGAGTGCAGCGTACATGGATGTGCCGATAGAGTACTCGATTCCCCATGTGCCGGCAATGTTCGCAATCTTGATGAAAGGCAGAGAGCCTCTCTGTAAATGCTTCTTGATCTCAGCAGGGATATCCTCTCTGAGTGAAGCAACTTCTTTCTTAGACAAGCTCTTACTGAACTTCAGCACGGTGAAGTGTCTTGTCTTGATAGTCTTTCCAAATGGTAATGCCATGATAACAATATTTTAAAGTTCAACTTTTATTTCCTTATACTCGAAATCTGTGCAAGAAGGATTCTCCTCAGAAGTAAACCTAATCTCATTAGGGTGGTTACAAGCTCCATTCTTGAAGAAGAAGCAATCCTTGCAAGTATATACCAGCGGAATAATGTCTCCGCAAGCATCATCGTCAGGATTTGCGTATGTGTATAAGTCTTTGCCCATGCAATATGGGAACTCTGAATCTTCATTATTCAACAATACACAATCCTTACAAGTGTATTTAATCTGTGCCATGCTTCTTACGTTTTTATCCAAACTTAAATATATATCCACCTACATGAGAATACTTATTAGAACCATTACACATTCCGCTAATGTTTCCCATACTGAAACCTGTTTTCCTAGCCGCATCATGCACGCTACAGAACGTTTCTATTTCTTCACCATCAAGAGAAAACATTTTCACACATTTCCCTATTTTTGGGTGACGATGTTGGTAATCAGATATTTTTGTATTTCTGTTACCATAGTTTGCGTTATATTTAACATCACACCATTCGAGATTTTCAACACTATTATTGTGCTTATTTTCGTCAATATGGTTTATTTGGGGTAATGTGCTATCCCCCAAGAATGTATTAATCACAAGCCTATGAACATATACACTCTTCTTGTTACCGTTATCATAAATGATGCAGCATCTTAAATACCCATCCTTATTTTCCGATTGCTTTAGGATTTTTCCCTTCACAAACACAACATCGTCCTTTCTATTTTTTCTCTTACGCGAAGAATATCTATCTGATGTCTTCACTCTTCCTAGAGAAGAAACGTAATAGTTACTGCATCCATTTATCAACTTCCATTGTTCGCATGGAAGAGTGTCATCTGTTCTATTTTTCCATATTTCTTCCATTTAATTCATTTATTTCGTCATTAATATAAAAAATTGCCTTACGCAAGTCCTCGATGCGCTTCTCGGTCTTTGTTTTGTTGCCATCCACCTTATCCTTGCGCAAGAGATACTTGATAGCATTTCCTGTATTGAAGTCAAGATGTCTGCAAATATCCAAAGGCTCAACACCGCACAAATCCTTCAACCAAGCGTAATGGGATGGGTGAGATACTTGCTCCGTCTTTTTGTTTGCGGCTTCTCCTTCACCTTTCGTTACTATATCGAACTTTGTACCAAACATCATAATATCTTCCTCGCGAAAACGAGCGATATACTTGTAATCTGTGCTAACAGATGTACATATATAAACATCAGCATCCTTTCTCTCGGCATTTAACAGAATAGGTGTTCTGCCGTCCTGAATACCTATAGGGTCAAAATTGCATTTTAAGCAATCATTTTTTGTGATATAAAATCGCAGCCCTACCTTAATATCTTCTTTCTCAATCATAAGCTATTCCTCCTTATCTTTTAGTTCAACGAAATCTCCAATACCCAAACGAGCTTTATTGATGCAATCACATATCCACCCCATAAGGTATGCCTGATGCTCATTTCTACCATTATACATTCTTTCCAAATCGCATGCATCGTTGATAGACGACAGAACATGAAATGCCTCATGACAGATATTCTTCATAGTCATGTCTTTCTTCTTCGGGAAGACGACAAGATTGCCGATGTATCCAGCTTTACTCATACATTCGTCATAAACCATACCTCCGTATTTTCCTTCATTCATAGGACTGTCGTTGTGAACAAGAGGTTTGCCTTTCATGTCGGTAAAGCATTTGTCTATTTCTTCTTCGGATGTATTGTACATCACCCAAAGTCTCCTTGGGTAAATCTGTGGTATATATTCGTAATATCCTTTTTTCTTCATATTCTCAACTATTTCTTGTTATACTTGTGTCCGCAGTGGTACATATTGCATAGATTGCACCTGTAGACAGTCATTCCATGCTCGATAAGTTTAGGGTGTGTATTCAGAAACTCCCAAGCATCATCCTCAGTCTCGTATGCAACCTTCGCCTTCCATGAATGAACCTTTCTGGTCCAATGCTCCGGGTCCGGCTTGAACGGCGGAACTTTATTATGATTGTGATGTCTTCTCATAGGCATTTGAATGAAACACTGTTCAACGTTCTGTTCACCGCAATTTCCCTCTCGTTACACATGGCCCTCATGCACTCCAGGGCATCCTCGCGGATGACAATCATAATCTCCTGCATCGAAGCAGTGTCCGGAACAATATTCCCTTCTGCCTTCTTCTTCGTGATACGGGATATAATCTCCTTGATATATTCCTTGTCTATCATAGAAATCTGTTTTATAACCGTTAATCATCAGGCTGAATGAAGCTCTCCGGCTGCTTGATGTCCTCCTCACCACGCAATTTATTCTTCACGTCATTGATGAGAAGCTCCTGCTTCAGGTCAATCATCTGCGCGCCGTACACCTGATACGTCATACCGCCCTGTGACCTCTTCTTGAAGAAGCCGTACTTGTCGCTCATATCACGCCCGAACTTCTGAATCGTAGGGATATCCTTCTCCTCGACATCGTTGGCCTTGCAGAACTCGACGAACCTTTCGTACATCTCCTTGGCAAGCATGCACTCCGAAATCTCGCCCCTCGCCTCCCGACTGCACCTCATATCATACGCCCTTATCCAGGCATATATAGGATTGCTTCCGAGAAGGGAGATAAGCAGCTGTCTCCTGCTGCCCTCAGCTGCCGGGAACCTGTACTTCCTGCTCCTCAGCTCCATCGCGCCACGGAATATCCAGTTGAACACTCCGCTCAGCTCCTCACGGATGATCTTGCTCGCCAGCTCCGGGTCCTGCCTCTCCTTTGGAATGGTAACGTCGAAGCTCACGTACTGCAAGCGTCTGATGAATCCGAGCGAAGCATCGTCTGGGAACGGAAGCTCATTGAGATTGAAGATGAGGTAGGGGATTGAGTTCCCCTCAAGGATATCCCTTCCAAGCTTCCTCATAGGGACGGGCTCACCGCTCACGAGTCTCTTAAACATACCGGTGTTCTTCCTTCCGAACTTCTTCGGGTCGGAATCGGAAGACCAGTTGAAGATGGCGTTCCTTATTGGATACCTTCCCCTCATTCCCTCGTCGCCGTCAGCAGTGAGGTCAGCGTAGTCCATCTTGCTTATCCTGTCCTTGCCGAATATGTTGCAGGCAACGTCGAAGATGACACTCTTTCCGTTGGCTCCCGTACCTATAAGGAGAAGGCAGAGCTCAATCTTCGATGATTCCTTCCCCTCGTACGGATTGTATGCAGTACCTCTCTGTATGAGACCGAGACCGAGAAACATCTGGAGTATCATCCTTGACGTCCTGTCCGGAAGAACCTCCTTGATGAAGTTCATCCACCTGTCGCACTTCGCCTTCGGATTGTAGTCGTATGGGTGGTAGTATGTGACATGGTACTCGGGAGAGAACGGCATCACGTTCGGATACTTCAGACCGCTTCCGAAGTCAACCACTCCGTTGGCGAATGCAACGATATCGAATGTAGGTCTCAGTATGTTGTAGCACTCTATCACCTCCATGAACGACTTGTTCATCACCGTACTGATGCCGAGCATCGGAGCCATGGCCAGGTCAAGGAGCAACAGCTGGTAAGCCTGCTCAAGGACTATCTTCGGAACTGCTTCGTATATCTTGCCGTTGAACATGTAGTAAGCGCCGTTGTAGTACTTCACCGGAGCCTTCTTCGCCAGACGTCTCATTGACCTGATGAAATTGGACTTCAGCTTGTTGTACTTCTCAGAGTTTGCCTTGCCCCAGTCCTGGCAACGGAGCTCTTCGAAGCCGTACTCGTCATGCCTCGAAAGGTCAAGCAACTGAGCGTGCAATGTGTCTATAGCAATACCATTTTCCATTTATGTACAATAATAATATTAATTTTCCGTTATTGTGTAGGATAAACCCCGATAAACAGGGGCTTTCTGAAGGATAACACGTGTCAGGTCGTCCTTACAACATGTCGTCTATAAAATATCGACAATACAAAGATACAGATAATATCCTGAATATCCGGTAAAACCCTAGTAAATAAAGGGTATAAATATACATTTTAGGTATACATTAAATGAAGGATAGGTATACATTTATGGTTTGGTCTGCAAAGTAAGAGTTTATGCTATCAAATGTTAATAAATAACGGGTGAATGAATATGCATAATTACCCTTTATGAAGGAAAGTAATTAAACTTTACAAAAAGGCTGAAAAATCGGAAGAAAAAATTTTTAGATGAGGTGACTACCGCGCTGATTTAGTGCTATTTAGGGGGGTATGGGGGTGTTTCTTCTGAAATTATTACACTTTGTGTCGGTTTATATAGTGAAAACCGTCGTGAAACAATATTTTTGTAATTATTTCAAATTGTCGGTTTATATTTATAAAAAATTTATGTAACCCCTTAATAACCAATACTTTATAATTTTGTTTATATTCGTTTTCTTGCATAATTATACATTATTAAAATAGCGTGAAACATCAAAGTTTATTACAAAATGCTTGACCGAAAAAATGTTACAATAATAACGTACTGGCTAAATGTTAAAATCTTAACATTTAGTACTTATGTAGTTAGATATACGAAAGTAAAACGTAACATATTAATACTTTGCCACAAAGTGTTAAAACATATAACTAGCTATATAACAACATGTTGCAACGTCTTTAAAAGTCGATTTTTAACATAAAAAATTTGCTTTTTCCAATAAATTTTCGTACCTTTGCAGTACAAAAAGAAAGAGATAGGACACTATCTTATAAGTAACATTTAAACAATTTAGATATGAAAGAACTAGAAATTAAAGGTGCTCAAGGTTACGAGCACGTAAGTACTAAGGTTGCAAGCTATGTAAGCGAGTGCAAAAGTAGTGTAGTTTTAGCACAAAGTTTGGACGTACTTAATAGCTACAGAAAGAAGCTACTAAGCGAGTGCAAAGATAACGAAGTAGTAAGCGCAAAGAAAGAGTTAGAAGTAGCTAGAGAAAGATATAACAAACTAGCTACAAAGTACGTACTTTCAGATGCAAGCTACTGCAATTTGCAAACTGAGTGCGTGCGCAGCGCAGTAAGCGAGTTTTCTCGTAGGCATAAACTACCTAATTTCTTTGCGTGGTTTAATAACAACAATAAGGACGTGCAAACGTCTATTATTGATAGCTTACAAAGATTAGGTAGTAAGTTGTGCTCTTTGCACCAAGCATTTACAAGTGGCGCAAAGGTAGCAAAGAAGAAGAGTGAAAGCATAACAGACTTACAAAAACAGATTGCAGAGTTACAAGCTAAACTAGCAGCAGCGCAAAAGTAACACAAACAAGGTAGCTAGAGAAATCTAGCTATCTAGTTTTTCCTACTGGCTATTTGATAGGTAGCCAGTAGGAAATTTTACTCCAGGTTTTTCAACTTGGAGCGGGTCGTCGTGTCCTTATTTTTCCCACACAATTTGGTAAACCTTGTCGTGGTGTGTGGGCTTAACTCAGAGAGAGAATTTATTCTCCCTCAGGGGACTAATTGCCAAAAATCAAGAGAGCTATCCGGCAAACGAATCTGTAGTGATACAGAAAGGCGGGCGAGAAATCCCGTCGAGGGTAGCGAGAGAGCACAGAGCCACCACGATACCGAATGAGATGAGGCACGTGTACAGGTAAGAAATCGTAGCTGTGCAGCGAGATAGGAATATTTCTTCTATCAGAGCGGACGATAGCTAGTGGAGAACACTAGTCACTGGGATAGGTCGTGTTACCTATAACGATGGAATAATATCCTTCGTCCCAGGGATAAAGAAATCATAATTCATATTCTATCGTGTGGCACACGTGGACGGGTTCCGAACGTGCCAGGCTTGTCAGTTGTGAGCCTTGTGGTTAAAATCACAATTCGTGTTGTAATGAGAGAATAACACACGTGAGGTATATCCGAAAGAGAAATCTCTCCCAGTGTGCGCCAGTACTCGTAGAAGCGCAACGCACCAAATTGGTGGTGCTCTGGAATCCATGAACGGGGACGGTAGCGAGGCAACGGAAATTAAAACGCTCGCAGCAGATTTTAATCAAGCGTGTGAACGTGTCGATTATTTGAAGCGAAGGTGTACGGAGTAAACATGAGAGAATGAAGACAATAAAAAAACGTGTCCGTACTTCCTATGGCTAAATCGGGGCGGGGAGAAATCTCTGCTCTACAATTACAAACCAACAAATTTAGAATTATGAGTACGATATCATTAGATTGCAGAGGAAAGAGAATGATGGAGCGGTATATTGCAGACTTACAGGCAATATACAGCCACGTAGAATTCATGAGCTACAACGGAAAACGACTTACCGTTGCAGTTCTAGCCTAAAAATCTGTAGCCAGTACGATAATTGTCGTGTGTGGCTACGGAACAATTACCAAAAAAATATAGATATGAAAGCAAGACAGATTATTTATTCAAGTACGATAATTGTGCTTGGATTTATTCAGAGCGTTCCTGCTCTGTTGTGTTTATCAAGTACGAATATTGCCATTATTCTGCTTGGAATATTTTGGGGAATTGTGCTTGGAATATTCTGGAGCAGTACGATAATTGGCAGGTGGTTCTTCAGAGAGATGTGGCGATCCACGCTCCGCTTGGAGAATTTCATCCTGCCTGGAGCGTGACAGATTTGGAAAGTACGATAATTGTGCTTTGAAACATTTGGCTAAATTCTGCTTGGAGAAATCCAGGCAGTACGATAATATAACCAATTAAGCAAAAGAATTATGGAAAAGAGAATCAGCAAGGGCGTGCTGTCAGCTGCGCTCATATTAGTTACAAGTTTCGTGTGTGGCATTATTGCTATCGCAGGATTTCTGCTTGGAGATTTTCAAGCCGTTTTATATTCTGCGGTTCTTGAAATGTGCGGTCTGTTTATTATCTGCATAATGATAGATGCCATCCAGCAGCAGATAGAGGATATCTGTGAAATGTAGCCAAAACAGAGAGGAGTTTCCGCTCCTCTCTTCTATTAACCAAAATATTAAGAATATGTACAAGACGATAACAAAGGAATTAAGCAAGTGTGAGTTAATTGATATCATGATGGGCATGGACTGCGAGGAAGATATGTGTACACACACATCTATCCAGAGAGTTTTATGTCCTATACAGGCGTGCGATGAGTTCGGCGGCGATCCTGAGGATTCTCGTCCTCTGCTGCCTGGAACATACCTGGCAGTATATCATGACAAGATGGAGGATGAGCCGTTTCCTATGTTCGCAAAGATTTGCGCCAACATCATTACAGATGAGGACAAATGTCAGATGCTCATGAACGGAGACGGCTGTATTCTGATTTTCCTGCTCAACAAGTACGAGTAGCCAAAAATGTGCTCAGGCATTTTCCTGGGCATACTATGTAAAACCATTAAACAAATTGAATTATGCAAGACAGAAAATCACAGAAGAATTTTGAGCGTGCGCTTATGCATGAGATGGAGAAGATCAAGATTGCTGCACGCCAGTGGCACAATAATAATACCAGAGGCTACAGAGATTATCGTAGCAAGGAGGCTATCTCCAAGAGTTTCTCTGAGATTGCAGTATTGTGCATGAGCTGAAATGTGCGTGGCGGTTGTCACGCATACTATTCACCAAAAAATATAGATTATGATAGATGAAGAATACAAGGAGAATGTAGAGTATATACTCTCTACGATTTTGCCTAAGTTGCAGGAAATCCAAAAAAAAGTATTGAAAAATCAATCAAGACTGAGCCTTGATGTTAGCGTTAGCAATAAAAACGGCGAATGGTATATAAGTTGTTTTGCCTGTGTCATGAATGACATGGGAGAAATAACGGATACTTGTTTTCCACGTTTCATCTGCGTATGCAGCAAAGAGGAGATTGACGAGCGGCTCAACGAGCTTAAAGAGTTCATCAAGAAGCACATAGCCTGAAATTGAGGGAGTTATTTCTCCCTCTCCTATAAACCAAAAATGTAGAATTATGAGCAAGTGGATTCAGTTTTATCATAAGATTAACAAGTTTGACCTTGTGAACATGAGATTCACCGATGAGGTGAGCGTTGTGGAAATGGTGGGCATGGATTCTGTCATGTCTATTGACGGTAGACTTAATCTGTCATCCATACGTGATGTAGTACAGAAGAAGATAGAGAGCATGAAGAAAATCGAGAGTTTCGACCCTTGTGCGTTCTCCATCCTCACCGGTCCTACGATTCTGTGTGCTTCAGAAAGTCAGGTGTACAATCTCTAGCCAAAAAATGGGTAGTACGATAATGTGCTGCCTGCTATTAACCAAAACATATAGAATTATGGAAACAGTAAGAGTAACTGACAGACACGGAATAGAGCGAGAGTGGGATATAGTCACAGAGAGATGTGTAGGGTGCTGCTTTCACGGATTGATGGATGGCAAGATTCATTGCTGTCCTCATAGTATTGCGTGCGGTGGCAAGTAGTCAAAACAGCGGGTCACGTCCTGTGTCCTGCTTCTATTATTAACCAAATCAAAATTCAGAATTATGACAGACGGAGACAGAAAGTTCCTTGCCAGGCTCGTAGCGAGTCACAAGGCAGTTATCAGCGAGGAGTGCAGACGCAAGAATCTCGACAAGAGCGAGTATTTCAGACGCGTAGCGCGTGCAGACAAGAAGGCTCAGGAGATTGAGCAATCGTGCATGCGCCCTCGCAAGTTCTAGCCAAACATTCTGTGCAGTCTATCTGCACAGAAACCATGTTAAACCATTTAAATTAATGAATTATGGAACGATATTCATGCAAGCAGCTGAAATCGCTTGTAGCAAGCGGTGTGGCAAAGGATGTAACCTACGCAAACGAAAGAAGTGATATTCCTGAAAGTTATACTCAGATCGGGTATGCGGCAGGAATTTACGGTTGTAACGGAATGCTCTTGAAAGGCGAGAGCGGACAGTTATATGCCGTGACAGGTAGAACTTCTGCCATCTACATTTTTTAGCCTAAAATCTCCCCATTCGCTTGGGGAGTGCGATTATTAACTAAATATTAGAATTATGATAACGGATTACTACACAGCCGTACACTGGCTAAAAAGTGCGTTCATCCTCTGTAACGAGATTGTAGAGAATGACGAATCAGTGATTGAAAACATCGAGTATCCAGAGTGGACAAATGACGATGAAGAAGGCAGGGACAAAATCGAGATATTCCAGTGGTTCCTCACTAATATGAGCGAAGAGGATAAGGAATGGATGCAGAAGAATTTCCCTGATCTTATCTTCTCTTACTCAGACAAGCTTGACTTGTGGATTCTTTGCGTAGATCATTTTGGAACGATGTGGAAGGGAGTCTCAACGACTACCAACTGCGAGAATGCGGCAAAGGCTAGCCAGCTGCCGTAGCCAAACCAATCCTCACTCTCACTGGTGGGGATTTCTATTAACCAAACAGATTGAAATATGAAGAAAATTGAGATTACGAGAGCTGGCATGGGTGAGAAATGCCCATATCCGAAGTTCAGCAAATTGCTGGCAAAAGGCTACATAATGTGCCATCGCTGCAAGTATTGTGCTGAAATTATCAGTGAGACTGAAATAATGTGTAACTATAATTAATCTATAATTATGAGTGATTTAGAGAAAATCCTGAATGACGATTTACTGAAGTGTAAAATCGTTGAGTCAGTAGAGAATCCTGTTAGGCGTGTGGACCTCATCAAGTGGACGCACGACAATACATACTCTATTGCAGAGGTGCGCAAGGATACCGGTAAGCTGGAGGTCAAAGACTTGAAAGCTGCCAGTGGTCTTGAGGCATACAAGCATTTCTACAGAAATTATGGCGACATTGCCATATGTGGCTAAAACTCCTCACATCATCGTGGGGAACCATTATGAACCATTTAAAAAAATAGAATTATGGCAAAGAAAGTTTATGCGCTCTACCGCACAGACAACTGGCATACACACGAAAGTCGCGAATTACTTGTTGTAGCAGGTAGTATCAGAAGATGTTGTAAGGTAGCCAAGGACGATGGAGCAACAAAAGAGCAGATTGAGGAATTGCGTGGCTACCGCCATCAATCCCAGTGTACCGACGAAACCGATTACGAGTACGACATTGACACGTACACGCTCAATGAGAGTTTAATCAGCTAAAATCCCTCTTCGGAGGGAACCATTATCAACCATTTAAACAGATGAATTATGGAAAAGAATATTATAGAAGTTGTTATGAACAACAAGGGTGAAGTTGTCGAGAAAGTAGCCGATTATATCGGTGTGGCAAGTTTTGCCGCGGTTATCGAGAGCCTCTATCGCGAATGCCTGGAGAATTTCGATGACGCAGAAGATCTGGAAGAATACATTGCCGATGTATTCGAAAAGAATATCCAGTCTATGGCATGGGATTTTACTCTCGAAGCAAACAGAGAGATGAAGAAATACCTCCATCTTCCTGACCAGCACATGAATGGTAATTTCGCTGATTTGTCTATGGATTATCCTAAGCACGTTACAGGTGTTTGGTGGGCATCAGACTACGATGGCGACGATTACTACGATTTGTATCCTCAGATGGTAGCCAGACTTGATGCCGCAGAGGACAGCGAACAGGCTAACGAGGATAGAGAATATCTTGAAGAGTGGTATCTCGAAGCCTTCGGCACGTACAACATCAAGTACAATTTCTCTAACGAGCTTGAAGAGGTTCACTCCATGATGGAGGAAGATTACGAGGAAGCCTAACAATATCCCCTAGCATGGGGGTATTCAATGTTAAACCATTTAAATGATATTAGATATGAGTTACGAATTTGCAAAGAAGGAAATCGGTGATTACAGAATCACTATTTACCAGGATGAGGATGCCGAATGCCCTTGCACAGAATGGGATTTGGTGGGAGTTTACTTCTGGGACTATTCCGATTATGGATACAGCAGGGGGCTTTCTCGTGGTTGTAGCAGCGAAGTCAACGCTAAAAATGCGGAGGATGCATTGAAGGATCTAGTTTGTAACTACGTGTCACAAAAGAAGATTATTGATTATATCAATAGTGAAAACGTCGACAATTACCGTATGCGCTATGACAAGAGTGACCGCATGTGGTATCTTGAAAGTCTGTACGAGGGTGAGTGGTATAACCACGAAGAGTTCTGCCCGAGCGACTTGAAGAGATTCGACTATAGAGAGGAACTTTGCGATATCCTCGAAGAGGACGATTTCACATACCTTCTGCACGATTGTAAGGATATTGCATTCTACGAGTGGTCCTCTACTGGATACAACCAGGGAGATTATGTCAGCGGATATGCCTACTGCGACAAGAAGCGTTTCTCAAAGTATTGTGACACTAATACAAAAAACTGGAGAAAGCGAGCCTTGGACCTATTTGAGCATGAGGTTAAGTGTATAGGCCTTTGGATGTGGGGAGATGTCAAGGGATTCGTCTTAGAGAAGAAAGTCCATTACAAGAAAGTCTTCACGGAAATAGGTCGTGAGCCGGAGGACGACTACGACTGGGAGCAGATTGATTCCTGCTGGGGGGAGTACTACGAGGACTCTGACGAGCTGATTAAAGACGCTCTCGAAGAGAATGGAATCAAACTAAAAGAAACAGCCTAACCAAGGGGAGCTTGCATGCTCCTCTTCTATCAACCAAAATACAAAGAATTATGAAATTGAGACTTTATCACGACACAAGAAAGGAGTTCCGTTTCTGTGTTGACGCATGGACCATTTACGTTCCTTACCCGAAGTGGTTACGTAAAGAGCGTTATGACGCAAAAGGAATTTACCTAGGTTGTTCTCCTACGGAGTATGGGATGATCAGGTGTTGCTGGTGCGAGGACGAAATTACGATTACACGTAATCGACCTTATCTCGGCAAGCGCATTGACCCAAAGACAACATCGAAGGCTTTCCAGAAGATTTTCTATAAATTGGAGAAGCTTTGGAACGAGGCAATCACCAAGAACACGAATGAAGCGTGGAAAGCATGGAGCGAAGCCTAAAATTGGTAGCCAGTTGGCTACCTGCCAATAACCAAATACAGAGAATTATGGAAAGAATTACATTTGTAGAGAAGGGCAGTAGAACCATCTACAGACTTGGCAGACGTATAGTATGCTACAGGGATGGTTACAGAGTTTATTTCGGTAAGCCATCAGATGTTACACACAACACGTTCGATGCACTATCAGAGAATATAGCACATGAGTATTGCCTGAAAGTTTGTGAGCGCAAAAAGTGGGAGAGGGTAAAATACAGCAATCCTGTCGCATACAACGCCCACAGAGTATTGAACGCATTAGCATAAAAGATAGCCTTCGGGCTATCACTATAACCAATTAAATAAAGAGAATTATGACAAAAGAAGCAAAAAAGGTATTCGATAAGTTTTTCAAGATTCATCGTGACAACGTTGCAGGTAAGACTATCTGCTTTATCTCACGTGGAGAGTGGTCTGATCCTCAGATTGCGTACAAGGGCTATCTTCTTAATTACTGGGACGTTTACGAGCTGGCGTGTCCTGAAGATGCGCCGGAAGATTACGAGCCAGATGAAACAGAATGGTATGACGCTTGTGTGGATTCTCTATTCGGCTACACAGACTGCGGCTTAGAGCCTGACAAGTTTGAGCCATCAGACGCTATGAGCGTGACAGGAATCATCACCATTAAGAAGCCTTAAAAACGGAGGGAGCAATCCCTCTGACATTATTAACCAAATTATTAAAGATTATGAAGAGATATTACGTATCAGTCACAGAACATTTGAACAAGGTAGTCAGCGTTGATGCTGAGAGTGAGAATGAAGCCGTACAGAAAGTGCAGGATGCCTATAATAATAGCGATATTATTCTCGACTCTGAAAATTTCGCAGGTGAGGTAATTGAGATTGAACCAGACCAGCAGTTCTGCTCTGATTATGATGATTCTTACGAGCACATCGACTAGCAAAACTGGGAGAGAAATCTCCCTACAAATAACCAAAACATTATAGATATGAATAATTTAGATGAAAAGAGAGCGCGAGAGATAGCCGATCGTCTCGAAGAAATCCGCAGAGAAACGAACAGCTGTAGTGTACACAACACGAAGCCTCTTTCAAAAGAAAGACTCCTGGAGCTGTATAGTGAAGAGAATGAACTCATTGATGAGTACAGGGATTTATGGAAAGCTAAAAAGCGCAGCTAAGGACTGCGCGCAATAACCAAAACAAGAAGAATTATGAATGAAGACAAAATCCTAGAAATGTTCTTTGAGAAGGTCAGATGGCAGTATGCCATTGAGAAAGGCTTATTCAAGGACATGAACAAAGCAGTAATGTATCAGCTTACAACACCTGAGGCTCGTCTGGCTATGTATCAGAGGATCAAGAGCGGAAATTACAAGATAATGCCGCCGCATACAGCGAAAATTCCAAAAGACAACGGAGATTTCCGTACGGTCTATGTGAATGAGGCTGTAGATAGAATCCTCCTGAGTATAGCAAACGACCTTTTGTTCGAGCTGATGCCAGAGATGGTGCATCCATGCTGCACGTCGTACCAGAAAGGTATCGGCTGCGGTCGTGTGGTGCAAGATGTTTCTCGGATAATATACTCGGCAGAGGGAAAAATCATCGGATGGAAAGGTGACTTTTCCAAGTACTTTGATTCTGTGCCTGTTCGGTTCATCGACTGGGCATTTGACAAGGTAGAGGAGAAGTACGGAAAATCTGCGCTGATAGATGTCATTCGTGACTACTATCATACAGACATCTATTTCGATGAGGACAATAACCTCTGCGAGAAGTATCAGTCCCTAAAACAGGGATGCTCTGTTGCTGCATGGCTGGCTGATGTCATTCTCTATCATCTTGACGACAAGCTATCTAAGCTTAAAGGATATTACGTCCGCTATTCAGATGATACGCTGTTTGTCGGTGAAGACTATGAGAAAGCCATGGATATCATGAAGAGCGAGCTGGAGATGATGCAGATGACGCTCAACCCTAAGAAGGTTGAGTATCTTGACGCTAATCACTGGTTCAAGTTCCTCGGATATTCCATCAAGGGTCACAATATCTCTCTTTCGTCCACACGTATCAAGACCTTCCAAAAGGAAATTGAGAAGAGGACGATAAAGAAACGTGATACCACGATGACGAAAGCCATCAATGCAGTAAATAGGTATCTCTACAAGGGGTACTGCGATTATTCCTGGGCTACTCAGGTTCTTCCGGTCATAAACGTGAAAGAGGACATCGACAAGATCAACGCATTCGTCATGGACTGCATCCGTGCGGTCAAGACAGGCAAGAGAAAGGTCGGTGGTCTCGGATACGTGAAGACTCAGGCTGTAGGTTGCATAGACCGAGGTCGTGGAAGGAACGTGAAAGCCAACAGGAGTAAGACAGAGAGCGAAATCAAGGGGTATCTATCAATCGGCTGTGCTCAGAACGCCTTGCGGACGAGCAGGGCAGCGTACAACACATTGGTGAATACTCTGTAGATGAGCATCCTAGCGCAAGGATTTTGCCGGAATGAAGAAGCAAGGTTTTAAACATCCGGTCTCGAAGATCGCGGACAGCATCTCATAATCTGAGATGGTCCAGCGATCCTCTCCACCAGGATATTATCAATCTGATATAGCTATGCGCAGTATCTTCTGACCGGCAGACTCTGTAACCGAGCACACGGACGTGGGAGAAGGACGGATAGATTCAGGCGACGCCTCGAAGACCTCAAACTGAAGGGCCTCGAGTTACCCAAGTCTACGACTTGAGATAACTCGGGACCTTCGTATGACGCACAAGGCGTAGCTCATCAATGAAGTACAGAAATGTGCCAGTCGTATGACTTCCACCGGTGGCGCACACCACCAATCCCTGACGGATGGCTGAAGTTTATGCAACAGGTCTCTTAACCAGACTCTGGATCCGTGACGTCGTCGTATACTACTTACGACGTCCTGGATCCTGAGTCTGGCGAATCCTGTGTCAAATCAGAATCATAAAGTATTGTGCCGAGCCATCGGTCAGAGAATCACCAAAGCACGAGGGTAGTCTTCAAATGAGAGCTAATTTATGAGTGACTGTTGTGCTCGCCGGCTAATGCTGGGAATCCCCAGCTTCATCCGGCGCTTATAACAGCCCTCGAATCAAGCTGCTACAGCTACGTGCCACGCTCTCAGATGAAGACAACGTTATTGCCAAACGAGGTACACGAGGAGGAATCCTTTATATCACGAGCTTTGTATCAACGCGATATGTCTGGTAATACCAGAAATCTCGCGTATTGCAAGATCCCTCAATCGTCAAGATAGAGGAAGGCAACAGCCCTATGAGTGTACCTACAAACAACCATGTGAATTGCATCACGACTTATCAAGAGTATGAGGTTTAATATCCCGTAAGGTGGAATACCTGTGCCTGCCGATATCTCCGCAGGCACAGGTATCCAGTCACGGGACCGAATCGAGAACATATATCCATGCAACATAATACATGAGATAAGTCTAGGTTATTGCGAGCCGAATATGGTGCGCAAGGAGAATAGATTGTACAATACGGTATCAACCATCCTGAGAATCCAGGTGATTACCTGGATCCGTCAGGACTCAGATACAGTATTAATCAAGACCTTATAGTTACGCAACAGATTCTCTGAGCGCATTCCCATTAACCAATATTTAAGAATTATGAACAGCAAATTACTAAAGAAGCTTGAGGAAATCAAGAAAGAGTACGAAACGTCAGAAGTTTGCATGGGTGAGATGCTTGATTCTGTAAGTGCAGACGGATTCTCTATCGAGGATGCTCACTGGTTGTATATGCGTGCAATGGAGTGGGCGAACGGAGATAAGTTCTACATCCACGTCGGAGAAGACGAAGATGTACTGAGTAAGGATGAACTCGAAGAAGCCAATTTGATAGTGCTAGAATAAGCACTATCCCTATTAACCAATACAATAGAATTATGACATACGACGAGATTATCAATGCAGTTGAGAATGGTGCTAAGTTCACCATCAACTTTCAGAAGAGAACATGTAGAGTGAATGGCAAGATAGTGATGTCCGAGGAAGATAAGCCGAAAGATACACCTTACCTGACACATGCAGTAGTCCTGTTCGCGATAGAGCAGAGATATGCCGCATACAAGCATTCTGTGCCATCAGAGCGTTCTGAATCACATCGCCGGTACTACTTCAAGGCTTTGCCCGAGAAAGAACTCTCAGACGAAGATATGATGTACGGAGAGCGACGAGAGGTAGCTAGATGTAAGCTGGAGCTATACATACTGATTCAGCTTCTAAGAGGAAACCTTGCATGGGAGAACAGATGGGGCAGATGGTTCTGGAAGTCAGAGAACGACAAGGATCTGATTATCCTCAGAGACTGGATTGAGCCAAACAAGGGTGGGGCGTAAGCCTCATCCACAAGAGTTAAATAAATTTTTAGTATAACCAATTTAAATTATTTGAATTATGAATCAGATTGTAACAATCACTGGTGAAAACTTGAACATCGTAACTAACAATGTAGAGGCTACAGCAGCTACCGGTAAGAAGACCAAGGCCCAGATGCGTCTCGAAGCTCTTAAGGCAGCAGGTGTTGATACTAGTAAATATTTCCCTCTCGGTGATGATCAGCTTATCAAAATCGAAAATGGTGCGGCTGTTCCTGTTGATATGGACGATGCAACCATCGATGCGGTAGGCAAGCAGATTGTCGAGGGTGGATACGTAAGCAACTGGAAACTCTTCCGTCGTTGGGTGATGAGTCAGATGTTCCACATGTTGCGAGACATGGATAAGAGTTATCTGTCATTCAACGAGGTGTTGCAGCGCAAGGGCTACGAGTATCAGTGGCGCATGCTTGAAAATGAGCTCTACGCTCAGATGAAGATGTGTGACCACAAGGACTACGAGAACACCAAGGCGAGATATCGCTGGTTCAACGGTTGCGTAGCATACGATATGGCTATTGACTACATCAAAAAGCTCAGAAGCTACATTGACGACAAGTGCATCTACACTACCAAGAAAGACAAGGATGGAAACGAGAATAAGACATATAAGCATACCTGCAAGGGTAATCCTTATATCCGTCTTCAGAACGAAGACATCTTCGTCGACGACTTGGAGAGAAAGGTATACAATCCTCTCCGTGACCTTGCCAACAAGATGGCTACTGCAGAATACTACAAGGAGCTCTACGATGCCGTTCGCGAGTTCAACAAGAAACGCAAGCATCTCGCGTGGGATACCAAGCAGGCAGATGCATTCATCCATGCTTACAAGGGTTCTGGTTCCTACTACACGATGAGAAACCTCATCATGTTCCACGGAGCAAGATTTCTGAAGAACGGACGAAAGATGTCAGAGGCCAATTCTCTGAAGGAACTTGAGTCTAAAGCCAAGCTCTACGATGAAGAGGGTTGGAAGATGCTCGGTGTACTCAAGCAGCTTATCAAGGACAATAATATAAGCGTCCAGGGCAAGATTCTTGAATGGAAGAAAGCCAAGAGCGAGAACAAGTAATCATCAGTAAGACGTAAGGTTCGCCGCCTGAAGAATGGTGGCTCGGCAGATAAGTGTTTACAAGAGCTTCTACAACGAATGATCTCCTCCAGTGCATTCACTGGAGGTAATCCTTCGAGCTAAAGCTCTCTAGATCGAACTTATAGAGTAAGGCGCCAGCCGGGGACCATTCTAGCCAAAAGTCGGTTACTGATTCGGTAACCGATTCAATGTCTAACCAATAAAATGAAGGATTATGAAAGAGATTAATGTAGACACAAGAAAGTATATTAAGGCTCCTATTGATGGAAAGAATGTCGTTGAAGAATCACTTCTAGATTCTATCTTTGATGATTCGCAATATCTTAGCAACAAGTTCTCCTTGGGATTTGTCAGAGGTGTACCTACGATGATAGAGTATAATGGAAACTATCTATCTATTAAGAAGCTACGCCCATGGAGCACATCAGAGTGGGGCAGAGATATTGTCAAACGACTAACAGGCGAGTCCAATAATAACATATATTGTTACGAGACGAAGCAGTATCTCGACGAGCGTCAGGCAGAGCCTTTAATCTATACATTCTTTCTGGGTATAGATTACCTTACTGTAAGATTTCACTACAATGTAAAAGTAGATGAAGAGTAGCCAAACATGTCAGTCGTTAGCAGCGGCTGGCTACTCATATCATAACTAAATTTTGTTTAAATGGTTCAAGCCGGTCTGTCGTGAGACACGCCGGTTTTTTGTTCCACTATGTTTAACCAATTAAAATTTTAAATTATGGCAACAGCAAGAAGAGGTACAAGAATTCTCAAAGCTTCCGACATTATGAAGAGAAAGGGCATTGTCCAGAAACAGATGGACATGAACAAGTTCAACGAGGTTATAGAGAATTTCTTTATGACCCATGAGCCTAAGGAGACGATTCTCCTAACTCCGAAGAGATTCATCGAGATGGATAACCCGCCAGAGGGAGACTTCATCGACTATCTCGATGTCAGCGTGTGGGAGAAGAAGAGTGAGGACCCGGATGACCCGTTCGACTTCATAGACTATCAGTTCATGAAGAAGAACGGAATGCTCCGTCCTATCCTTATGGTGAACGAGCCATTCATCGGCAATGCTGCCGGGTGGCTGAGAGATTTTTGTGGATTCACTGTGAAGAGCAGAACACGAAAGAAGAAGAAGGAATACATCGTGTCTCTGCCGGTTTGACATACTCTCACCCCTGAAGGGATGAGATTCTTGGATGCAGGCGCACATGCGCCCTCCTTGCGGAAGGTGTCTTACTTGTGCTCTCCAATTCGGCAATGCCCTGCCGAAGAATATTCTGGGCAGCGAGAAGGTCACGGCTATGGACTGCGCCACACTCGGGGCAAGTCCATTGCCTATCCTTCAGCTGAAGCTGCTTGTTTACATATCCGCATGTACACGTCTTTGATGACGGGTAGAATCGGTCAATCTTATGGACGATGACACCATACTTTGAAGCCACGTACTCCAACTTGGTGACGAACTCACCGTGTGCAAGATCGCTCATCTTCCTGCCCCACAAGGCTGTCATGCCGGTGAGCTGGAGGTCTTCGATGAAGATACGGTCGTACTGCCGGCATAACTGATGGGCGAGCCGCCACTGGAAGGCGTTGCGCTGGTTGACAACCTTCTCGTGGTGTCTGTCGAGATCCTGACGTTTCCGTTCCCGGTTATGGGAACCTGGCACACACTTCAAGAGGTTCCGCGACTTACGCTGCAACTGGCGCAGTCCGCTCTTTAGAAACTGCGGGTTTTCAACCGTGGTTCCGTCGCTCATCGTCATGTAGGTCTTTAGGCCAAAGTCAATGCCTACGGATGCACCATTGTGTGTCTTTCCGAGGCTGACAGGGGCTTTATCAAGCACCATGATGATGAAATACTCTCCCAGTGGACTGCGCTTGACGGTGAGGGTCTTAACCTTGCCGTCGCAAGGTCTGCTCAGCGAGAATTTGAAACGCTTCTTTATTCTGTTTATCGTCAGCACGTTCCCGTTGATGGAATAACCTCCTTGTCGGAATACAAAAGAGGAGAAATCCTTCGCCCGTCTAAACTTTGGAGGTCGTGCTGCCAGATGCTTAAAGAAACGCAGATATGCGTCATCGAGACGGTCAAGAATCTCCTGCACCGTCTGCGAGTGCAATAGGTTTCGGTTGATGCGCTTTGCGAAATGCTTACGCATTCTGTTTATGCCGATATATTTGCCGTACATGCGGTAGTAGCGTTTCTGTAGCGCGAGTGCATGATTCCACACAAAAGCAGCCTCGCGGAGCATCTTATCCAGGTGCTTCGTCTTATCGGTGCGATAGAGTTTGTATTTGTATGAAATCATAAGCAAACGTTTTATGCTTACAAATATACAACTTTTTCTTCAACTTTGCAAATAAATTCAGAAAAATATGCACTTTCATACCACACCTGAAGGTAGTGGGTATTCCCGCGCTAAATATCGTAAAGCCGAACAAGGCGTGGAACATTATTGTTTCACGCTCCTAGTATTAACCAATTAAGAATAGAGATATGGAAGAAAAAATCGAAAAATTCAAGGAATTGATGAAAGCAAAGCATAATTGCCAGTTTTGCCTTGACCATGTTACAGGAAGTGCAGACATGCACGGATTAGTGTATTGGGCAGAGAGAGTCGAGAAATTAAGACAGGAGGTAGCAGAGATGTTGTAGCCAAACAAGCCTGCCAGGAACGGCGGGCATCAAGTTAAACCAAAATATTAAGATTATGGATAGAAAAGTATTGAAAGACAAGATTGTTGAGTTGCGTTCAACAGCAAAGATGGAACTTGCATGCACCATCCGCCAGATAATGAGAGAGCATAATGTGCTGAAGAAAGAACTTGGCTGGCCTGTAGTTGTCAACAATAGCAGTCTCGTAGATGTCGTAGAGGTAGGTAGTGGTGATACCGACATCCCGGTTTTCACCATAAGTGTCGGTGCCGGCTATTATAAAGAACCTCACAAGGTAGGTGCATTGGATGATAGCGTATCGGTCGAGCTACTCGCTGATATTGCGACCGGATTGAATAACGAACTGAGTGGATACGTCAGCACTTATGTGGCAAAGTACATATTCATCTATGAAGACGGAACTACTGCTGACATGGATGAGCCTTATGTATTCCTTGCAGAATCAGAAAGAGATGCCAAAGATAAGGCAGATGACTATGCAGAGGTATGGAATGACTGGAATGAAGATACGATAGAACTCGTGTCAGTCGAGAAGCAGACTGCTTCGGAAGGTTAAATTAGCGTTAAAAACGGCAAAGACGATGGTTTATATTATAAACTTTTTGTATCTTTGCCACTAGTAACCAAAATTATAGAATTATGACAGAAGAAATAAGAATCAAGACAAGAGATTGGGAGAGACTTCTGAGCTACACACAGCAGCAGAAGTACAAGACTGCCATCAAGCAGGGTTGGTTCGCCAATTATCACAGCAACGCCTGGAGGCATGACACGTTCTATGGCGCATACATCTGGAAATATCCGAAGCTTATTAAGGTTGTAAGGATGTTCGAAGAGATGCTTGGACATAAGCCATTATGGGAAGACATCACGGACGACAACCTTCGCGACCTCTTCGAGAAGATCCAGGAGAACTACGCTCCTAACTCGGCAAGAACCGTATGTGCAACCATCAAGGCTGTGATACGTGAGAACGATGCTACCAGGGAAATTCCTAGTCCTACGTTCGGCAGAATTCTCAGAGCGAAGGCTGTACCGGTCCAGTCTGTATATCTCTCTGATGAGGAGATAAACAGAATCATAAAGTACAACCCTCACGGGAAAACAAAAAGATATGTTCAGAGAATGTTTATCATGGAATGTCTCTGTGGCGCACGTTACAGCGACTGCCAGAGAATGACGGAAGAGAACATAGATGATACCGGACACTTCCTCGTCTATGTTACTCAGAAGACAAAGACCGAGGTAAGGGTTCCACTTCACAAGAAGCTCCGTCCGTTCCTCGTATGCGGTACTGGTGACGAGCCTCTTCCGGGTGAGATAGGTGAAAGAACGTTCAATAGAGCACTCCGCGATATCTGTCGTGACTGTGGAATAGATACGAATACAAAGGTGTTCAAAGCTGGAAAGGAAGAGACTGGAAAGAAGTATCGGTTCGTATCATCCCATACCGGCAGACGCTCGTTCGCAACGAATCTCTCAAAGAAGGGAGTGCCTCTTGAGCAGATTGCCGTCATGATGGGACATACCAGTAACGGTATGCCGAATATCCAAATGACACAGCGCTACATCGTCGGTAAGACCGAGATTGACAGCAATACACTGAGATTGTTCGGCGTCTATGAAGAAGACCTCGATAACGGTCTAGATGAGGATTAAGCTAAAACTGGAGGTGGTTAGCAGCCATCTCCTGCCATTGTTTAACCAATTAAAATAATGAATATGGTAGAAGATTATACGGTAGAAGAGTTGAATAAACTCATCAATGAGTGCCGGAAGAAGTACGAAAAGCTAGAAAAGGAGACCGTTATGAAGGCTCTGACTGGCGAGATTGGTACGAACTCCGCAATGGTGGAAGAGTTGGAGATTCTCAACATCCACTATCACGATGAAATGGATGAGTACGATATCACTGCACCTGACCTGAATCCAGATCTTATCGAGAACTTCAAGAGGGCAGAGCGTGATGGCAAGAACGTCATCTTCGAGGCACAGGAATATCTTAAAATCCTGGGAATGTGCGAAGAGATGTTCAACCAGAAGCTATGGGTCAACGAAGATGGCCACATATGCGATGAAGAAGGTAATAGACTTTCCGCCGACAGAGAGCATCGTGTTTTCGAAGTTGTTAAGTGCGGGAAATAAGATATTTCTAGTTTTTCATAGCTAGATTGTTTAAATGAGTGTCCTCTCTTGCCCGTGAGGGTAGGAGGGGATTTTTTAAAACGGCCCCGATTAGCCAAAAATAGGGAGCTTCGGCTCCTGCAATTAATAACCAAGCCCTACGCATCACGGTTAAGCGAGAAATTATGAAGAAGATTTTATTTCTGTTGGTGTTTATCCTTACAGCAGCATCATCTTTCGCGCAGGAGAAGTATCCTTACTACTGCACCATAAGCGGTACACGCAACCTTGCGAATAAGATTAGACTAGAACTTGAATGGGGCGAACAGAAGCAGTCTGTAGCCCTTCGTGACGAGAACAACAAGAAGATTGAGTTTAACAACCTCACCGATATTCTCAACTATATGTCAGCGAGAGGATGGCAGTTCGTTACCGAATTGACTTATGATGGACATGTACATTACCTTCTGAAGAAAGAGGTATCTTCACCGGACGAGGCGAAGCAGGGACTTCGATTCAGTACGGACGAATAACAGCACCATAGCCGCTTATCACTTAACAGATAGGCGGCTATTTTATTAAGATAACCATCAAAAAAGCAACGAAAATCACTCTTTTTTCTTAAACTACGTTAATTGTAAATATTCTGTACTTTAATGAATATTGCAATCAGCAAATTTCACTTCGCCTGAAACCTTTAGTTATACCAGTATCTTTAAAACGTTTGTCCTCACTTTTTACTTTAATAAGTACGGTTTATGGCATAAACGAAACTATTGCACGGAATAGAAAATCGTAGTATCTTTGTAACGCAATTCAAAGGGTCAAGGTTTGATGCGCTCAATAAAATTGGATTCTCGTTCACATTAAGTGAACTTTAATCATAGAAGACTCCCTAAGCAGCTTGACCCTGTTTAGGGTTTCTTCGTTTATATAGTTATGCCAAAAGCATTAAACATCAGAGTTGATTTGGTAAGGCGATACGCTTGCGGTTACTCCAAGGTAGAAAGGAGTAAGCGTATGACAGTATTGTGCTTTGCAATCTGGTGTAAGATGCAGCATAGCAATTCCGTGATGTTCGATATGGGAACAAGGCAATTGATGAGTTCCCTTCGTATCGGACAACCGAAAGCTAAGCTCTTACTCAACGCCATCAAGACAGATGAATTATTCTCCGTACAGAATGATGGTCGCTTCATCGTTACATCATTCAAGGATAGTACGAGAAAGCGTAATAGGTATGGAAGGGCTTTCAAAGGCGCAAAGATGTTCACGCTAGAAGTGAACAAAGAATATACACTGAAGGATATATACAACAGGCTGAACGAACTCCTGTTTTTGTTTCAGATCGGTAGTGAAGAATCGAACAGCTCACACGTTAGTGGTAGAAAAATTGACAAGACTCGCTTGTGTCGGTCCAAATTCATTACGATCAAACAATTCCAGGTTGGAGTTGGAATGTCGCATGGTTCTGTAAGTGGTATAAAGAAGAGATTGAAGAAAAAAGAAGAAATCACATCGACCTACGCCGAACTGCACATGGCTGACAAGCGAGTGCCAGGTCAGGTTGAAAAGATGCTGCTGAGATTCGGCAGGAAGAACCCGACATTCGAGAAGGGAGATAACGTATATGTGGCAATTCCTTGCTCGTATGCCATCACAGACGAAAGTGCAAAAAGAAGCTGCGGCAGACACAAAATCTACGGATACGGAAGTAGAATGACGAAAAGCCAGAAAGGTTCTGAAACAGCAAGTAAAGGCATCCTCGTTCCATTGGATAATGGCTTCGGAATGCCTGATTAAATGCTAGTGTTTCTGTTTTTGACGTTTTCACACTATTAGTTAGTGGTAGTCTTATAGCATAGCTTCTAGTATACTAGCGTGCGTGTGTGAAAAAAAAGAAAAATAATAATTTAGTAGAGGAAATTATGGAGAACAATTATGTAGCCTATGTAAAGGCTGTAGGAAACTACGATGGCTCAGCCACAGGTGGAGCCTATATCATCCTTAAAGGGAATGATACGTATAAAATCTCGTCGAAGGCACAGGTAAATACCATTGCCTACAAGATGGAGCTGCTGACAATAGTGTCGGTCGCCTGCTCTATTCCTGACGGAGGGTCTGTGGTGATATTCACCAACAACAAGATGCTCAGAAGTCTCAATAACCTTAGAGAGATTAAGGATGGAGCTAACTACCCAGAGCTGAAAAAGCTTTTCCTGGAGCAGAAGAAGCGCCTGAGAAGGGTAGATGTCGTGTGGCGTAAAAAAGACAACGAGAACATTATGTTCAACTCCGTTACGGACCACGCAGAGCAGGTCTTCGAGGAGCTTTGTATCAAGGCTAATATTAGAGATAAACGACGTTAAATATTCCTTGGGTATAGAGGCGTTATGTATATAAATTAATAGAGTTAGAGATTATGAGTAATATTACGATTTTTAATCACCATATGTTTGGGCAAGTACGCGTCATTACCGACGATACAAGCAAAGAGCTTCTGTTTTGTGCGAATGACGTAACAGATGCACTTGGTTACTCAAATGGTCGTAAGGCTGTTGCGGACCATGTGGAAAAAGATGATGTAACGAAACGTGACATCATCGATAATTTGGGTAGAATGCAATCCGCAACCTTTATTAACGAGAGTGGCGTTTATTCGCTTATCTTTGGCAGTAAGCAGGAGCGTGCAAAGGAGTTCAAGCGTTGGGTAACTAGCGAAGTTCTTCCTTCTATCCGCAAGACTGGTCAGTATAGCATCGCTCATACATCATTGAACGATAAGCTGCAAGTGAATCTTACTTTTGCCGATTGGACCATAAAGACCCTCAATCTCAACGAGGCTAGCAAGATATGCTGGGCAAAGAAGATTGCTGAAAAGTTCGATATCCCTACGGATGCACTTCCTTCAGGTGTCAACGCCGGCACAGAGGCTCCTACGCTCCACGCAGCGAAAGACCTCCTTAAGGAAAACAACATTCCTTTCACTTCTGTTGCCTTCAACAGGATCCTGATGGCTAAGGGTGTCATCCACGAAGCTACACGTCCTAGCAGAGATAAGAACAAACCTTGGAAATGGAAAGTGCTCAACAAGGGATTCGAGTGCTTCGGTCAGAATATCCAGGATCCGAACTTTCAGTCTCAGACCCAGATTAAGTGGTATGATAACAGGTTCCGTGACCTTCTAGAGTTTGTAGGTATTGAGATTCCTCAGACGCTCGGGTTCTAAAATGTGGGAAAATCCCATATTCTGAATATAAATAAAAATCTAAATACGTAAAATCTGCGTATTTACTTAGATGAAACATTAGTTCTATGGCAAGAATAACAAGAAATAAAGCTGCCGAGATACTGGGAGTATCAAGACAGACCATCAGCAACTACATCAAGGAAGGCATCCTTGGAAGCTACGTAGGCGAACACGGCATCCTGTATGTCAACAGCGAGGATATCGAGAAATATGCTCAGAAATACAAGATGATTGCAGCAAACGAGAAGATGATTGACGAGAAGCTCAAGGAAGTCGAGTATCGCAAGCGCGCAATCAACGTAGAGCTCACTGAACTGAGAGACAGAGCTACCGCAAACGGCAAGCTGGCTGCAAACGCCGTAGGCATGCTGTTCGGTGTAATCAATACAATGTCGCATCTTGGTGTATTACCGAATCTTACCTATCGTGAGTCCAATCTTCTCAAGGACATCATTAATGGAATGACCTATGACGAGCTGTCAATCAAGTACGGCGTGTCTGCAACGAGAATCAGGCAGATTGTAGAAAAGACTTGCAATAAACTCACCTACAACGAGAATATTGTCATTGCTGAGCTCTCAACGAACAGAGCCTTGCAGTATGAGGTTGAGCGCCTGAAGAAGGTAATCAAGTCGCTACAGGTAAGCTTCGACGAATACCGGCGCGCGAAAGGCGACAAGCCTGTCAGTAGCGCAGTACTTCCTCCGCTGATCCTTTCCAGGGATATAAATGACTGCGGATTCTCTGTCCGCATCCTGAATATGTTCAAAGCCTTCGATGTATACACGGTAGGTGACCTCGTCCGTAACTTCACCGGAAGGTCAGACCTGATGAAGGTCAGGAATCTCGGCAGGAAGAGCGTCTGGGCTATCCTTGACTTCGTTGAGGAAAATAATCTTGACTTCAAGGAGAACGGAGAGTCTGAGGAAGACTTCTATATCAGGCTCAACAACAAGTTGTCAAACCAAAAAGATTAAGTACATGAAAATAAGACTAAACAAGAGTACTGGCCGTCTGGAAATCAGAACCAGGAAGAGGATAATAGCCTTCAGTTGCGATATTCTGAAAGGTTCTTATTACCTAGTACCGACTGTAAGATTTGACGTCAGTAGGGCATACGGAGATAAGAGCATCTGGTTCTTCTTCCTAGGTGCTTTTGTGTTGATTGATATTTTTAAAACAAGAGACTAAGAAATGAAAAAGATTAAATATATGAAAGAAAGATTAAAAATGATTTTCGACCGCATCGACATCTTTGTCGTGTGCATCATCCTCGGGAGCTGCCTCTGTATTGCGGAGGCCTTTCTTGGAATCTGGAACGTGTTTGCTGACAGTTTTGCCATTACCCTTCTTTCTACCGGAATCTGCTACACTCTCCGCTGCAACGAGAAGCTTGAAATAGAGCTGATAGAGACAAAGGAAAAGCTGAAGAAGGCGGAGAGTGAACTAGTTAAAGTTAACAGGAAGCTGACGTATACAGAGATGGAACTGGAATCAGCCCGTCTACAGGTCGCCAGAAAGAGCAAGGTCGTAGACGTCTATAGACTACTGCGAGATCTGTGGAAGAAAAGATGGAATTGCGAACACGCCAAGGTCAATTACTGCAAACGCAAGATAACATCGAAGCAGCTTGTTGATGCGATGAATCATGCAGAGAAGGAGGAATCTGAGATTTCCGATAAAATCGTTGAGGTTGACAAGGAACTACGAGCTCTATAATTAGATACTTACCATAAAACAACTTTCCCCACGTCATTTGCCGATGGCGTGGGGATTTTATTTGTTAACCGTTCAGATAGTCTATGACTTTTCGGTTCGCCTCGTCAACTGCCTTGTTGTCGTATTTGACATAGATGGCCGTAACCGTCTTCTCCCATACGGAGTGGCCCAGTGCTCGACCGATTGTTTCGAGTGAAATACCTATCTCTGACGCAAACGTCGCCCAGCTATGCCTGTTGTAGTACGAAGACATCTTGCTGTCAATAGGGTGAGGTGATGACTTTCTCATATCCTTAGGATCCTTCGGACCAATCCTTCTCAGCGTACGGTTCATATTGTTCGTGAAGTGGTCCACGTCGAAAGTTCCTGCGTCTTCGAAGAACCTGAGCAGGTACTGCGGCTTTCTGCTGCGGTATCTGCTTATTATCTCCATAGCCTCTGGCTCAACCTTGATGTCGTACAATCTACCTGTCTTGTTTCGGTAGTAGCTTATCCTACCATTGTGGAAATCCTCCTTCTTTAGCGTAAGGAGGTCAGAAACATTGATACCTATGAGGTAGAACCCCAACATAAAGAAATCGCGGTACAGGGCCTGCTTGCCGTGTAATTTGGTATCCCTTAGTTCTCTAATCTGCTCCAGTGAGAGACAGCGCTTCCTGGTTTCCTCCTTTTTGAGCTTGATATAGTGGAACGGAAAGTTCTGCGTCTTACCATCATCGATGGCCTTCTTGAATACTGCCTTGATGTGTGTGATGTCGTTCGAGATACCATTGGCCTTCCTTCCCTTATCCATCTCGTGCCTGATAAACCCTTCAAGCCAGTCCTTGGTTATGGTGTTGAAACTGCACTTACCGTCGTATGCCTCTACGCATCGGTAGGTTCTCTCATAGCTTCTCCTGGTATTCAGCCTCTCTCTTGTCTCAGCGAATGCCTTCATAAAACTGAGGAACGGAGACTTGTCTTCTTTCTTTGCTCCCGTACAGATCTCCTTCAGATGCTCCTTCATCATATTCGGCGACTCGTCATGATGGTCAAGGATATAGCTCTCACACTTGGCATACAGCTCAGCAAGTCTTCTCGTCTTCGCTTTTGCTGACTTGTCAGACTTCGGAAACATCATGCCGCTGAACTTCTCGGTCGTCTGCAACCCGGTGTAGACATAGAACCTCTTCGTCATGTGGGTTACCGAGAAAAATACCTTGTTTGTCTTTGACTCTACATATACCTTCATAGCGATGATTTCTTTTGTAATCCTTCACTTTACATGCAAGTAGCACTTGCATATTACTTGCAAAAAGCACCCTCGAAACACCTTAAAACACCATTTTTGTGGTATTTTCATGTAAAATAAACGGATTGTTGTTTTACTACTATTGCTGATACACAGAGACTTACAGAGTTAGGATGCCCAATTTTGTACTGTAATCATCTTAATTTTATAAGTCCCTTATTATCAATTATTTATAAATTCTTGTTTTCTGTTACTTGCATATTGCTGACAAAGTTTATATTATTGTCACAACATAAATACCTGCGCAAACTCTTTCTGCGTAGAATTTGTTCTTTCTAAGCTCATCAACAAGTTTTCTGACGCAAGAGTTTTCTGTTTCTATTAAGGCAAAGCCTAAGCCGATATATCCCATCTTTTCTGTTGCTATTCTAGAGTTTACAAGTTTGTTTACGGCCTCGTCACCTTGGTACATAAAGTATCCGTAGAAGTCTGCGTCTGGTCTTATGTCATCAAATTGTTTCCCGCTGATTATTAACTTGGAACTCGCTTCCGATTCTTCGAAAAAGCGCGCTACATCTTCGCAAGCTCTTGCTAGATCGAATCTATTGTAGATTTTCCCGTCAAGGATTTCTTTAGCTGTTTTCATATATCACTACTAATTTCTATTTTCTTGTTTCCTTTCTCTTCGTAGTTTGAGAAGTATTGCACCTGCATCTCATGCTTGATGTTGTTTATGCTTAGATATATAGACCTCTTCGAGCCTTTGGATGGGTTGTAGTGCCACATGTACATATCAAAGCCTTCCCATTTCATGTCTCCATTTTCTCCATTAGGATACTTCTGTTTGTATTGTTTGAGAAGAGTGAAGTATGCATCCTCTAGTTCGCTTTGCGTTCTGTTCTCGAATACAAACTTTACTTGCGTGATTGAGTCATTGCTAGTGTCATAATGCACTTCTTCTCTTACATTATTGAAACCAGCAAACCTAACCTTGAACTTCTTTACTCCAGAAACCGTTTCGTATGGTCTGTATCCCTTGGTCGCAAGGAATGCAGTGTATTTCTTGCTGGTCGTAGTTATGTCTCTTCCCATTACAACTTGCGAATAAGATGTATAGGAGAACAACGCTGCTGCCAATATCATTAATATTCTCTTCATAATTTATATTTTTATTAATTATATTGCCTTTAATGACCCAAGAACCTTGAACACCTTGATTATTGCCTCCTTCGGTATCTCCTGATCCTCGAACTCCTCGTTGTATGCGTGGAGGGTGAAGTGAGCATCGTCCGAACCCTTGCGGACAATCTTGACCGTTCGCAGGTCGTTCGTAGTCATTATGGCGTACACCTCGTTCATCGGAAGGAAGCTCTGCCAGTCATCTACGGCTTTCAATGCGATGATGTCACCGTTGCTGATGATCGGCTTCATGCTGTCTCCAGACGCACGGCACCAGAAATCCGCCTTCTCGTAGCCAGGGATTGAGATGAACTTCGTTGGTACGTTCGGGGTGTCGTTATACATCTCGTCGTAACCAAGGGCGAACTCAACGTCGTAGAAAGGGACACCAAGCACAGATTGCATAGTCTCTTTCCCATTAAGCGGTTCGCCTACGTACTTATCCCCGGCTCCAGTTTCAAGCCAGTCCTTGTTGACCCCGATGGAATCACATATAAGTCTGTAATCCCTAGACGTGATAGGAACCTTCCCGTTTAGCTTTCGACTCAGATTAGAGGAGTTCATTCCAACTTTCAGAGCAAAAGCATTACTCGTCAGCCCGCTATCAGCAATTACGGATTTGATTCTTGTAATGATGTCGTCCATAAATTCTTAATTTTAGTTTCAAATATGTAACTAAAACCGAGAAAAGTGTTAAATACTGTATAATGTCCTACATTTCTTGCGCTTAAATTTGCGTATGTCGGACAATTATTGTACTTTTGCACTCGTGATTCGGTTAAAGCAACAAAGCAATACCGACACAAACGGAGGGCAAAGCGACCGAAAGTGCGCTATCTTACATTCACACTGCAAAGATACAAACTTTTTCGCTTCCCTCCAAATATAATATGTTAAAATCAAAGCAAGTAAGATGAAAAAGTTGACAAAGACGGACATTTTGAACATTAAGCCTGGAAAATTCGAGGTTTTTGTATTTGAGACAGCCAAAGCTATCATGTCGGCTCGACAGTACGCTTGGCTGATAGGTAAGACCGAACCGCCTGAAGGTGTGGCTAGGTACAAAACGAAGGCTAACTTCGAGAACAAGACATTGGTTATCGAGGCTGTTCCGGTTGAGTGATAATAATTAATGTATATGAGGTTAGGAATGAATAACATTAGTACCACAAAGGTAAGTCCAATATTTGGAGCTATCCGAATATCAGGAACGAAAGAAAAACCTATGTTTTGTCTTTCTGATGTTTGCAGGGCATTGGATATTAAAAATTCACGTGACTGCAAAACAAGACTTTATCAAGACGGTGTCGTTTTAACCGACGGGGTCTCTGAAACAACAAATCAGTATGGAGTTACGACTTCACAGAAAGTACAACTTACTTATATAAATGAAGCTAATTTTTATAAGTGTGTGTTTATGTCTCGTAAGTCAAATGCCGAAGATTTTCAAAAGTGGGTCTTTGATGAAGTGCTTCCGAGTATTCGTAAAGATGGCGGATATATGGTCGCTAAAGATAATGAGACCGAAGAGGATTTGATGGCTAGAGCGCTTGTTGTTGCACAAGCTACCCTTAAAAGAAGGGACGAGCGGATTAAACAGCTTGAGCAGAAGTCGAAAGAAGACGAACCATATACAGTATTTGGCAGGGCGATGACTATCGTAAAGGATGGATGTCTCCTCGGTGAGTTTGCAAAGATTTTAACGCAGAACGGAATCAAGATAGGGCAAAACAATCTCTTTAGATGGATGCGAGATAACAATTATCTTTGCAAGACTGGAGAGAAGTGGAATTTACCTCTTCAACGATATACTGAGCAAGAGCTGTTTGTTGTGAAGCCAGACTATCGAAAAGGAAAAGATGGCGAGCTTATACAAGTCTTCACTACAAAGATTACTGGTAAAGGGCAAATGTACTTCATAAATAAGTTCTTAGGAAATCCGGATTTGCTTGACGGATATTATAATGGTAATAAAAAGTAAGATTATGACACAAGAAGAAATTAATGATAAATTCATCAAGGAAAATCATTGCGAGAAATATCTTGCAAGGGATGTTTCAGGATTCAATCCTGATGTGTCTTACGAAGTTCAGACTACGACGGGTTTTTGTGTTGATGAAAAAAAGAACCCAACTGAAGTTGCGGATGATTTAGTTTGTGTTACTATCTATGATAGTGATGAAAACGAGGAACTTGACGGAGCATCGATATTACTCAGTCGCAAAGAAACTCTTTCTCTGATAGAGAAGTTGGCAAAAGCTGCTAGTTTGTTACGTAAAGAACATACAGACTAAACCTATGCCAGGCAAGAATCGAAGCAAGGTCGGTATCGACGTGGTGGAGAAAATCATCTCGTTGAAGGAAGTAGACCAGGAATTCCTGACCAATAAGACAATCCTGGCATACCTTGGTGGTGTTAGCAAGGAATACATAAAAGATTTGAGAGAATCGGGTGTTCTTCCTTACTATAAGGTGCGAAACACCATATTCTATAAGGTCTCTGATGTTCGAAAGATGGTAGAAAAGAATAGGATCATCTGCTAGCATTGGAAATAAGATGAATATTGGTATGGTTAAAGTTATAGATTTGTTTCATTTGCTCGTGAGAGTATGATTGTTAGTTATTAGTTATTTGGGTTTTATCTACAGCGGTAGATACTTTGGGGCGATGTCTGTTCGTTTAGCTTCTTTCGCCCCAAATCAGACTGAGTAGCTCAGTTGAATAGAGCAGGTTGATTCCTAATCACCGGGTCGCGAGTTTGAGCCTCGCCTCAGTCACACTCTTTTTTTTAGTTCCGTTTAGTAGTTGAATTCCTCTCTGACGGCGCAAAGGTAAGTCCTTATACCTTATAAAGTAGGTCGTTCGGGCAGCGACAATCTTGCGTCAGATGAGAGTTTCATTGAGCGGACATGGAAGATAGTTCTTTGACATGTTGATGCACAGAAATAGTATGCGTGTAAAAGAAGTAACTGGAGAGCATCAATGGATGCCGTGACCTGGCGAAAGGACGCACGACATACGAAAATCCAGCTAATCTGCATCAAGTAAGCAGACGGACTACACCGGAACGAAGAATTGTCGGTGCAAGCACTGCCGAAAACGTTGCAGTCTGGTGAACATGGAAAAGTTCTGAAAAATCCAAAAAGATGATTTATCTTCATCATTCATATAACAACTCAGAGGAGACTGGTGTAATTGGAAGCACAGCGACAACTAGATGATACCGTTCTTATCGTCGTTAGATGGTGGTTCGAGTCCTCCGTCTCCTCCAACATATAATTCATTGTATTCTAATTTATTCAATTAAAAATGCAGCTCGTCTGTGAAGATAGGCTGCATACATCGCAGGTTGGAGCAGTTGGTAGCTCGCTAGGTTCATAACCTAGAGGTCACAGATTCGAGTTCTGTACCTGCCACAAATGTTTATTTTTTAAGCTATAAATTGTTTATATGTGAAAAGATTGTTTCTTGCGTATCTGGTCTGAGAAGATAGGATACGTCTATTTCTTTTAGAAGGAATTATTTTTTATTTCTGGGGAGAGTAGCTCAGTAGTAGAGCGCCAGGGGAAGTGTCCTTGGAGGTCGATGGTGCGAACCCATCCTCTCGTCCCAATTTTCTTTCATTTTTCAAGAATTTTGATTGGTTAACTTGCCCAGTAGCTCAACTGCATAGAGCCGTGGTACTTTCCGCGAGGTTGGGAGTTGGAGTCTCCCCTGGGCTTCCCAAGTAGGTAAATTTCAAAAAATATTTTTTCATTAGCTGACAGAGGTCGGCACCTTCTTATAAAAGTCATTTATATTTTAATTTGAGTATTAATATCCTCTTGCTTGTGAAAGTAGGAGGCACAAGCCGCATTAGCTCAGTTGGTCAGAGCAGTAGCCTTTCATTAGGCTAGTCGCAGGTTCGAGTCCTGCATGCGGCTCACTTAATTGTGAGTGCCATAAATTACTAGTTTTTGATTATCTTGGGGAGTGAGGGTGTCTATTATCCCTCCTCCCTTTAATATTGACTTCTACTCCATCTCACAATAACCACGTGCAATCACCTCTCCTGCCTTGCGTGGTTGGCTAAACGGAGAGGTTTTATATAGATGAAAGTTAAAAATACAATAAGAATCAGTAAGGAAAACATTAATGCTCTTCGAAATCTGGAATGCGTTGAAAGCATAGAACAGAACGGAAGGGATATTACTGTTCGACTTAAACCGGAATATACGGATGGTAAGCTCGAAGACCGAAAGGGTGAATATCTTATTCAGTGGGGTAACAAAATGTGGCAGAGATATGGCTCTGAAGCTATCAATCTGCTTTTTAAAAATCTCGGAGCGGAGGCCGGCAAGACATGGGACGCGTAGGTTCAAAGAAGTATTACGCTCCTGACGGGAACGAATACGATTCAAGAGAGGAGTATCTGTACTTGCAGACCATCATTGATGATCCTAATATAAGCTGTATTCATAGGCAGGTGACCATTACGGCAATCAAGCCTGTATGGATGCTGAAACCAAAGCAGCTTAAGATCAAGGTCAAGTACGAGAGAAGGTCATTGCTTTACGGTCACAACTATACTGCCGACTTCGTTTACAGGGAAGGCGATAAGATTGTGATATGCGATGTCAAGAGCCTCTATACCTCAAAGCTCAGAGAGTTCTCGATTACAACAAAGGCTGTGGTGGCAAGACTTATCGCTCACAATAGGAAACGTCATAACGGCGAGTCTGTTGTGATATTCCGTAAGGCTATCAAGATAAAGAAGGATGAGTGGGAAATCGTTGATTATCCACCGTCCGATTGCTATATAATATAATAAGGTGTAAAACAAGAAGATATGTGTATAATTTTCATTAGTTTACTAACCACAGTAGTTATGTTTGCTGCTGTATCATTCGTAGCACATCTTTTTGGTTTGGACCAGGAAGACTAGTAGTTTAATTCTAAAATATTTTAATTATGGACAAAGACAAAATTATCGTCAGTGTAGTAATTGACAAGCAGGCTCTTGTTGATAGAGCATTCGACATCTCGAAGAATCCTTCTGAGTTCAATGAAATCAAGAAGGTTATCGACGGCAAAAACCAGTTTACTCGTGATATCGACGAGATTGATGATGAAGGCAAGAAGGAGAATAATACGAACCTTTTCGCCGGCATCGCATTGAACATCATTCTCAGTGATAACCCGGAACTGGCAATCACCAAGCGCCTCAATTCGCTTGAGGACAAGAAGAACTCTTTCCTCGCTAAGATGAAGAAGCTCGACGAACTCCATGAAAAAGTGAAAAACGGAGAGGTGCATGGCGTTGAAGGTCTCCGTGAGTTGTTGAAAGTAATGGAGGAGGGTGAGTAATGGGTGTAGTATCAAAGTGGCGCCGAGTATTAACACATTAATTCGTATAACAATGGCAAAAGAAAAAGCAACTATTTCAGCAACCCTCGGTCACGAGTATGAGGACCTGGATGAGCGTGAGGACTTCCTCGCCAACAACGCTGACTCCGTTGAGAAGATGGAGTTCATCAAGCGATTCAACTCTGATGAGCTGATGAAGAAGAAGGACCTGTTCGCTCTTCAGTCTGCACGGGCATCTGACATCGAAGAGGAAATCAAGGATTTCCGTGAGCAGAAAAAGGCAGAGCTGAAGCCTATCAAGGAAGAGATCTCTTCTCTCCTTAAGGAAATCAAGCAGAAGGGTAGCATGGTTAACGAGAAGGTTTACAAGTTCGTTGACCGTGAAGCAAAGATGACTGCCTTCTATGACAAGGAGGGTAATCTTGTTTCTTCCCGTCCGGCAACACGTGACGAACTCCCTAGCAATGTATACTCAATTAACCGTGATAAGCAGGCCATGTAGTCTGCTTTCACTTTGTTTTAACTCTTAGACATTTTATAAAATGGACAATGAAAAAATGCAAGTAAATTTTGCTCCGGGACAGACTTCTGCGGAGCTTGTTATCCGTGAGGTAGGTAACGAGAACCCTTATAAGCTTCCTGCAAAGGAGCCTCTTAATCTTCAGGTAGACGGTGTTATTACCTGTATCTATGCCTTCCTTGAGAAGCGTTGGGGTACAGAGCAGATTGACAAAGAGCATACGCATATCCTGGTTAATCGAGAGAAGCTCGTTGTTACTCTTGTTACAAACGAGAATGATGAGCGCACTACACAGACTATCACCGGCTCTATTCAGCTGTCTCGTCAGTTTGCGGGATTCCATATCAATGACGGTCAGTTGTGGAAACCGGTACAGCTTGGTGACTTCTTCCGACTCAACCGTTCTTTCTTCGAGACGAAGGAGAAGAACATGGAACTCGTCAATCTCCTCAAGAGCTTCTCGGCGAAGGTTCAGACAACAATCAAGAAGGAATACAGCGACTATGGTTCCGTGACTGACAACTATGAGAAAGCTGTAGACTCTAATCTTCCTCCATCGTTCACTATCAATATTCCTATTTTCAAGGGCGCAGAGCCTGAGAAGCTTTCAATTGAGACTATCGCTCACGTCGAAGGCAACATGGCATTACTGACGCTTATCTCTGCTGATGCAGAATGTATCATCGAAGAATCCCGCGACAAGATCATCAATACGGAGCTTGACAAGATTCGTAAGCTCTGTCCTGAGATTCCTATTATGGAAGTGTAATGACAGAAATAGATAACAGAATAGCAAAAATGCCCGCCAAGATGGCCTTTGCTGTACTTGACTTGCGTAAGGTGCATGCGTGCATCATGGAACTTCCACGAAGCAAGTCGGTACAGCTGGCCCGAAAGGCGGCATACCTCAACTACATTGAAGGTGAGGGTAGAAAACTCGGTAAGATTCCACTTCACTACGATTACGTCAACGAAAAAGGTGATGTGGCGACTGTGGAAACTTACTTCAGATATTTAGATAGAATACATTAATCATTCCCGGTATGGCAAACAGTAGATTCGCTCTCCACTATAAGAGGAGTTGTCACGATTGTATCTTCCTTCAGATTTGTACTGATCCTAACGCAAGCTACAATGGAGATTACGTTTGCAAAGACTGGGAATGGAAGTATCAGTGATTAATTTTAAACAAAAAAATAATGGAAAATGAAAATCCAGGATACGAGGTCATGCAGGTTAACAATGACCAGAGTATCATTCAGGTGGATGCTGTAGAACGAGCTAACGTCGATTCTCAGGTTGCTACAGCAAAGCAGTATCCTAGAGACCTTGCAAGAAGTGTAAACAACTCAATCGCTATGGCTACAATGGACTATGCGACCGCACAGAGCTGTGGCTATGCTCTTCCTCGTGGCGGTAAACCTATTACTGGTCCGAGTGTTCACCTTGCCAAGCTTATTGTAAGTAATTGGGGTAATATGAGGGCAGAAGCAAAGGTCGTTCAGATTACTGATAAGCAAGTTATCAGCCGTGGTACTTGTTGGGACTTGGAAAACAACGTTGCCACCGCATTTGAGGTAAGACGTTCTATTGTCGGCAAGAACGGCAAGCGCTTCTCTGACGATATGATTACCGTTACAGGCAATGCCGCAAATTCAATCGCTTATCGTAATGCGGTATTCTCTGTTATTCCAAAGGCAATTACAGATAAGGTGTACCAAGCAGCTCAACACTTCATTACGGGTGATTTGTCCGATGAAGAGAAGCTTGTTGCAAGACGCAAGAAGTGCATCGATTTCTTCAAGGATGAGTATGGTATCACCGAACAGGAGGTTGTGATGCTCTGTGGTAAGCAGACGGTCAATCAGATTAAGGCAGACCAAATCGCCATCCTTCTCGGTATTACTCAGTCACTCAAAGACGGCGATACAACAGTCGATGAGCTGATGAAGCCGTACCGAAAGGAAGAGAACAAAAAGAGTATCACCGCTATGGCCGCTGAGGCAGCAAAGACTGAGGCAGCAAAGAAGGAGGAAAAGAAATGATTACCGATGGCATAGAACAGCGTTCGATTTCGTGGTTCCGTAGTCGCGTCGGTTTTTTGACAGGTTCTAAAATCGCCGACATCATGAAGTCTGGTCGGAAGAAAGATGAGGCTTTCTCAGATACAGCTAAATCGTATCTTTATCAGGTTGCCGGCGAACGTCTGTTCAATCCAACCTTCTTGAATGATGACGGAATCTTTCAAGATTATATCGACCAAGTATCTGTAAACACCAAGGCAATGCAGTGGGGTGCTGATCAGGAGAATGCTGCCAAGGCTCTCTACATGCAGATGAACTTCCCTGAAGGAGAAATAGCAGAACTATCATCTTGTAAGCACGACACAATTCCTTACTTCGCGGCTTCTCCTGACGGAGCAATCTATGGTCGTGACGGCGAAGACCTCAAAATCATCGAGGTCAAATGCCCGAACATAAATACGTATATGAAGTACCGAACTCTCATCCACGATGCCGCATCGCTCAAAGAAACCGAGCCGAAGTACTACTGGCAGATGATGGCTGAGATGAGCTGTACCGGCGCCAAAGGTGGAATATTCATCGTATATTGTCCTTGGCTATCAAAGCCTATTCACTGGGCTGAGATAGACAGAGTAGAGGATGATATCAAGCTGATGGAAGACAGAGTAATACTCGCAAACGATTTTATTAACGAAATCATAAATAATTAAATGGCAGAAATAACAGGAAAAATTATAGCGGTGTTGCCGACAAAAAGCGGAACATCTGCTAGGGGAACACAATGGAGTTCCCAAACTGCGGTCATCGAAACACACGAGCAGTACCCTAAGAGGGTTGCTTTCGATGTACTTGGTGACAAGATAACAGAGTTCAACTTGCAGGTTGGCGAGGAAGTGACAGTATCATTTGATATCAACGCGCGTGAGTATAATGGAAAATGGTGGAACTCGGTAAACGCTTGGCAGGTTGTTCGACAGGGCTGTCAGCAGGCTCCCGCGCAGGGTGGTTACAATATGAACCCTCAGGTAGGCGTCCAGGCAGCACAAGCCGCACAACAGGCAGCTATGGCCGGAGCTTCCGGTCAAACGAATTCGAGTAATCCTCTTCCACCAAAGCAGCCAGCACAGCCACAAGGAGATTCTAGTGATCTCCCCTTTTAGCCTGCCAGACAAGCTGAAACTGATTAAAGATACATTCAACGCAGAAATAGTGTATGATGTATAATACCAAGAATCCTCTTGAAGTGCAGAATCTCAGACTGAAGATAGAGAAGCTGATTGAGAAGCAGAGTATGGTAGAGGTCGTGGAAAAGAAGGCGAAAACGCTTCAACAGTTGAAGTACCTTCACACGATACTCGCTTACTTCGGATTGCAGACCGGCAACACTCTAGATGAAGTCAAGACCTGTTACTTCAAGAGGATTGTTAATAGAGACTTGTTTGTGCGACAAAAGCACGATGATCTGCTCGGAACAGACAGGGAATACGTAATATCGACCGCAAAGCTTACGAAAGAAGAGCTGTCTGAGGCTATCGAACGTTTCAGAAACTGGTCTAGTAACATAGCCGGCATATATATTCCTTCTTCTGAGGAGTACATCGCGCTTCTGCACATCGAACATGATATTCAGAATTCCAAACAATATTTATAAACAATGATGTTACCTAAAGAAATCAGACAGAAGTCGAGTGAGCTTTTCCCGAATGACTTGGAAAAGCAGAAAATCTTTTGTATGGGTGCTGCGTTCTCGTTAGGCAAAGATTTATCAGACTTTGAGGAAGAAGGGCAACCGGAGGAGATTTACCCCTGTCAAGAAGCTCTCGATATGTGGCTTGCATACAAGAAAGAGAAACGTCAGAAGTATCAACCTCGTGGTCTTGCGGCTCTTAAAAAGAAGCTTTTAAAGATGTCGGGCGGAAATCCAGAATACGCAAAGGTTATCGTTGAGCATTCTATGGGAAACAACTATTCCGGGTTGTACGCTCCTAAAAACAATGGTGTGAATAGTTATGAACAACAGCAACGAACTTTCAACAAAATTAGTTCAATCCTTGCCGACTGAATGTAAGCAAGCGGTGGAAAAATACGGCGGACAATATGCGCTATTCCTGGACAAATATCCTACCCTGCAAAATCGAACAGATGCAATTACATCTGTATATGATTCTGTAGCTAGAGGCGGTATGTCGTTTGTTAGTATTGATAAGTACTTCAAAGATGGCGCAAGCGAGTTCTGGATTAAGATAATGCTCATCGACTTGTTTATGGTTATTGGAGCTATCGACGCAACTACTCCTTACCAGTTCAAGGCTATGGCGCAGCGTATCAGACAAGAATACTACCATCTCACACCTAGTGAGCTCACAAGGTTCTTCTACGAGTTCTCGATGGGCGAGTATGGAGAAATCTATGTAGGAAAGACCGTGAATCCTCAGAGACTTTTTATTGCGCTCGACAAGTATATGTGTAAGCTATACGAAAAGAGAGCCGAAATTGATTCTCAGAAGTTAGCTGAGAAACAAAAGAAAGAAGATGAGGAATCTAGAAGAAAAGCAATTTCTTATGAAGAGCATTGCCGCTTAAAGGGTGTTGATGTTGAAAAGTCACCTCTTGAAAAGCTAAAAAGAAAACTTGAAAAAGAATCAAAACGAGACAAAAATGGCAGACGTAAGTAAAATGGCAGAGGAATGGCTCAGTGAGCATCCTGATGCGACAAAGAAAGAAATATGGATGGCCGGTTATTGGCAATCTACCGATAACTGGTGCAACCGAACCAAGTAAATTTTAGAATTATGGCAGAAAGAAAAGTGAAACCAGAAATCATGCATTTGATGATTCTTAGCAAATGCAATTACAAATGTGAATTATGCTGCAATAAACTGTACGATATTGAGAAAATTCCAGTCGCTACGGTTAAGGAATTGAAAACAATACACACTTTGTGTATTACGGGCGGAGAACCATTCATGGCAAGTATCGATCTTGATGATTTCGCCCGCAGTGTCAAGAAAGATTTTCCGAACATCGAAAACATATTCGTTTACACAAGCGGACTCATTCTTATGTCCCGTTTGCCGCATCTCTTTTCTTATATTGATGGTCTTAGCATTTCTCCAAAAAGCATGAAAGATTGGCTGGCTTTAGAAAAAATAGCCAACCACAGCACCTCTAGTGATTACTTTAACAATATTTCTCGCTTGCCTAGTAACCGCTTATATGTGTTTAAGGAACAGATTTCATTTTTCGAGAAAAGGTTTAAGCCCATCGCGAAGAAACTGAACCTTAACGTTCTGTATCGTACGTGGGATAAGGAGTTTAAGAATCCAGACAATGAGATTTTTAGAAGATTACCAATACTTTTAAATTAGTTGATTATGGTAGAAAGCAAAGGTAAAATCGCAGAAGTTACTAACGCAACCACCAAGCAGGCGATTGTGTTCATAGGAGTTTACTCTTGGGTTATCGTAAGAAACCTAGGAAGAGCAATCAACAAGGCAGTACACAAACTACCCTGGTTGTTCATCGTGATAACGGTAGTAATCTCATTCATTGTCAGCTTCGTTCTTATCTCTAAGGCTAGAGCAGAGCGAGATAACTACAATCAGAAGCTGGTACACGCAACGCAGCAGCTTGATAGCTATATGGCTGCATACGGAAACATTAAATCAAAGTAAATATGAAGAGATACAAACATACAATAGTGATAATCCTGCTTATCATCGCAGCAATTATCGCAGGTTACGGGTTCATCTGCTTTATGGTCGAACACATTTTCCTTTCGCTTCTGATGGTCTTCTGTTTCAGTTGCGCATTGGTAGTAGAGAAGGAGGTGTAGGGATGTCGGCATATAATTTCACACCGAAAGGGGCATTCTTCATCAACTACAAGGAGCCTGACAGGGAAACCGTAGACCATATCACTTCGCTCTATTACCTCATTATCGGTTCTCTCGCTACAATCACACAGACGGCAATCAAAGACTTACACGACAATCTCAGTGAGAGGAAGGACCTGTTTAAGCATGAGCTTAAGTATCGCATAAAGGAGGCATTCTCCCGTTCTGAGACTCTTATAGGCATATTCAAGAAGTATACTACCGAGATTTCTCAGTACGAGCTCTGGCTTGATATTACGGACAGCATGGAGGAAGACCTGAAGATTGACATACAGAGACTTTTCTATACAACCGACAACATTCTTCTGAAGAACAATATCAAGGAACACAAGCTTCAGGCGTATGCATGCGTAGCCTACAACCTGTCAATCATGCTGCACGATATGTGTACGAAGTTTGATGACGTTATGAGTGAACGTGGCATCAGTTCCGGCAGTATAAGGCCTTGCGGAGAATTCATACAGTCTATGTATGGTATGTATGCCTCGATGAGAGAGGTTGCCAGGATTCTCATACCGGAAAAGGATGCTGAATACTTCAAGGAAGGCGGTCAGATTTACAGGGCTTTGAAGGTGGTTGCAATGAAGGTATGCAATCCGGAAAGAATAGACAACGCTGCCGACGAAGGACTGAAGCTTAATGGCGTTGACTATCATGGTGAAGAACACCAGAATAACGCATTCCTTCCTTGGAACGGAATCCAGGTTAACTTCCTGTCACGCAACTTTGACAAGATGTCTGATGAAGAACTTGCAAAGGCTCTAGGACGATCTGTTGGTGCAGTAAAGGCAAAAATGAGACAACTTAAACTAAAACGCAATAACGATTAGAAGGTGTAATTATGGAAGATTTACCTATTGGCGCAGAAGTCGTGTTAAAGGTAGTTGATACCAAGGAAGCTGATTGTAGTGGTTGTTTCTTTGATGAAATTGCAAACTGTATCAATATAGACATGTGCAATCGAATCAAGTGCGCATCAAATGAGCGAAAAGACGGAAAGAATGTTCAATTCAAAAGAGTAAAGTGATATGGAAGAAAAGATTAACATAGCGAAAATCTTAAATGGTAAGCCAGTAAATACGAAGTTGTGGTCTCCCTTATTTGGAGATGTATATACTTCAAGCATATGCAGCGAAGATACTATAATAGTAGTAAATCACCATGCTAAATCATATTCTTTCTATAATAATGGCAAGTACTTTGACCATGCAGAAGCAGAACCTCTATTGTTCCCATCTAAAGAAATGCGTGACTGGAGTAAGTTCTTCAAGAAGGGAGACGTGCTTATTTGTTACGAAGGAAAGAAGCCGTACTATACAATCTTTGATGGTTTTGAGGACAACACTTACCGAGCTTTTAAGGGAAAGTTTGCGCATGATTGTTATGAAGACAAATGGTATCAGAATGAAGGTAATCTTTCTACAAATACCTTCCAAAAATTGAACCGTGCAGATTCTGAAATTTATGTAACAAAAATCGAAGAGCGTTTTGGCGGAAAGTTGAACCGTGAAACTTTGAAGATTGAGAAGGCTCAGCCAGAGTTCAAAATCGGAGACATACTTTTTGTAAAATATAACAATAGGAATATAATATTTATTTTATCAAATATTAATGGCAAGTTTTATAATCATAGAGTTCGTTTAGATTCAGATAAAGTTATTATAAATTATCGTGATAGTCACTTTCAAAATGAAGGTATAGAATTTATAAGATTTGCCACAGACTCGGAAAAGCAGCAACTCTTTGATGCTCTCGCAAAGGAAGGCAAGGCTTGGGATACTGAGAAGAAACAGATTGTGGATATTAAAAAAGAACTCCAATTCAAGCCTTTTGAGAAAGTATTAGTTAGAGATAATTATGATGATATGTGGAGAGCAAGTTTCTTTAGTCATATTAAAGAAGATGATGGAAGATATGTAACTACAGGTTTAACTTGGAAATTCTGTATTCCTTACATCGGCAATGAATCTTTGGTAGGTACAACTAAAGACGTGGAGGGCTAGATATGGACGAATCTTTTAAGGAAGAACTTATAGAGCATTGTAAAAGGCAAATGCAACGCTTTGAGAGAATGGGAAGAACTGATTCTTTCGCATATAAAGAACATGCTGTTTTACTTAGTTTTCTTGAACGTTAATATTTACATTTTTAATACAACAATAGTTATGATAGACGATAAGAAAATAGAAGCTGCTGCAAGAAGATACAGCGAAGTAACGGATTGTGATAAGCAAGAAGCCTTATTAATTGAAGAAGGCTTTATAGAAGGTGCAAATTGGGCTATCAATGATTTCTTGAAGGACTTGTGGCATCAAACAAATAAAGAGCCAGAAGGATATGATGAATGGATATTGCTGCACTATAGTGTAGGCAACTATTATTCATTAGCCCAAGTCAAAGACTTCAAGTCTTGGAAAGGATTTGTTGAGAGAGCACCTATAGAGAAGTGGCTTTATCTTGATGAATTATTTCCAGAGGAAGGAGGCAATCAATGAAAACATTTGTATTTGATGTTATGCTCGACGGAAGATTTGTCTGCACATTAAAGTATAAATATTGTGCACTATTTCCTATAGATTTTGAAGAACTAAAGAAGTTCGTTCTCAAAAAGAGACCTACTTTGAAAGGCAAGGATTTTAGAATAGCGTTTTGATTATGGAAGAACTTAAAGTTGGAGAAAAAGTAACACTTGAAGCTATTGAGCAGGATGTTTGTAATGGCTGTGATGATTGCTTCTTTGGCTATGATGATACATGCTATAACCCGACCTATAATGGTTGGGGTGATGGATTTCTGTGTGAACCTGAAGAACGTTCTGACGGAAAACATGTAATATTCAAAGAAGTTAAGGAGTAAAGCGTATGAATGGATTGTTATCAATGATTGGAATGCAAACTGAATTAGATTATCTAATGGGTGACTTCGCTGCGTGTTTTGGAGGTACACCGTTAGCTATTCCGAAAGGCAATATTCCGTCTGACAAGCAGAAGTATCAGCCAAAGGCGCAGCATGAGTTCACCATCAAGGGTGTTAAGATTATGGCAGCTTCAAAGAAAGATGCTATTAAGAAGTTTAATCATCGTAAAAAGTAAAGAGATATGTTATACGAAGCAAAACAAGGGACAAAGGCTTATAAATACATTAAGAGTATTCTCGATGCTGAATTTGAAGAGCATCAAGCATACATGAAACGAGTAGAAGAAGTCGTAGGCTTCGAGTTTGAGAAGTATCAAGGTTATCAGCCTAACCGCAGTCTGCTTCGAGAATATGAAATAACCGCCATCTGGATACCATCCGAGCGTTTCGCCACGCTAGATAAAAAAGTATGGAGAAAGGTAGATAGCAAAATGCTAGAGGATGGCTATTATGTAGCCGTAGCGCCTAACAAGCGATGCAAGCAGGGTAAGGCTATCGCTGCTGCACTTGCCTCCTACAAAGCCGTTGCAAACCATTTCGATATATTGGAGGAACTGGGCATAGGGGGTCCTAAAGGTTTTCGTTCTTTCTCTATCACTCAGCTTCTCCGCTGCAATGACCGTTACTTTGCCTTCTTCGATGATAGCATCCGAGCCGAGAAGAAGAATCCTGATTTCACGGAAATCACGATAGGTGAGTATGAGGATTTCATTAATAGCAAAGATTAGAGCGTATGAAACAGAAATATATAGTTGGTGATGTTGTTATGTATCACAACAAAATCATGGTTATCAAAGAGCCAAGAGACGGAAGCCACTTTGACTTGTCTTGCCCTAAAGAAAGATTGGTGTACTGCTTTGTAGGTGTTTACGAGATAAAGCCAGTTGTACTCACTACAAATATTCTTAGAAAGAACCGGTGGCTTCCGCGTGATGAATGTTTTATCACTTTCACAAAGGGGGATATTACAATAACTACGCAAGCTGGTATTAGTATGCTACGTTTTAGAGGAGCGGAACCGATTTATCTTGAATACGTCCATGAACTTCAACATTTTCTCTTCGGCTTGAACATTAATCACGAAATGGAGGTGTAGGTATGTTAAGAGAAGATACTAGAGGAATCTGTCACAGACAT